CTATTTATACTTATATTCTTTATAATATATATAAAAATCCCCGACTACATAGCCAGGGACAAGCACAAAGATATAACCCTTGCAATAATTGCAAGAGGAATCAGCCAACACAACCACTTTTCTAGGCGTTCCATAGCATTACTAACAGAAGCCGGCAGAAATCCGAGTGGCACCGGTCGTCTGCTTGTGAAATCAAATCATCTATGTAGTCTTTTTCTCTCATTTTCGCCTGTATTTCTGACAAAATGCCCCTTAATATCTTCGGCATAAGTTCTTCCTGCAATGTTCACACAAGAAGTTCTTCGCTATTGGAAACATCTTCTGACCTACCTCACCGGAAAGATATTGGGCTTCCTCCCCGTAAGGATCAATATTGAATACCTGTGAGATATGCCGGCACAAGTGCCCTTTTTCGTGGTCCCATGAGTTTTGAAACTCTCCCGGGGAAGAAGTGAGAGCAATTACCATCACAGTCTCACGGTCCTCAAAGTTCGAATAAGTAAGACCGGTATTGAGAACCCCGGAAGAGAGGTTTCTGTATGCCTGTTTGAAATCCTCTCCTCTACAACCGATACGGTGAAGTGCGCATAGAATATCACTGGTCCAGTAAGTCGTTACGGCATAGTACACCTTAACTATCCAATCATATTTCGGTATGTAGAAATCTTGAACTATCATAATCAGAGCATATCATCCCACATTATAGGTGTGCCACTTCCGATACAATCCGCATAGAAACGGGTAAAAGGAAGACCGTCATACCCGTCAGGATCATCTATGTAATCCTTCAAGAATAATGCCAAATGGGATTCATCTATAATGGAACTCTTATAATAATCAGCTTTCGCCATATTAGCTACATATACGCAATCATACCCGGAATCTTTCTCCAGTTTAATTCCGTACTTTTTCAGAAGCTCTTCTACTTCCTCCTTTTTGATCGGAACGAGTTTTTCCTTCTGCTTGGTAGCCTTGTTCTCAACTTCCATTTTAGAAACAGCCCATTCACACATCTTCTTAGAGAAGTGCCAACCGTATAACGACAGATAATTTTTCATTGCTGAAGGCATCTTGTCATACGTATCTAGTCTTTGTCCCATAATTAATTGCTTTTTAGGATAAGAGGGGATTTCTCCCCTCATACGATTAATAGAACTCACCGTTTGAACGCCTACGTCTACGCTCTCCCATATCTCCATACATAGGGGATTCAGGGAAATAGCCTGGCATACGACGTTCGTTCATACCGTCACTATCGTAACGTCCATTCTCACGGAATCCCATTCCACCGCCACGCATTTCACTCATGGCCTTTTCATAACCATGACGGCAACCTTCACGATAGGCTTCTTCAACCTCGTTTCTTCCTCTCATTCCGAAGTCACGATCATATCCATCATGTTCTTCTCTTATCGTCCACATTCCCATAATCATTTCTTTGTTTTGGATGTTTCAATTACTCCGAGCTGTTCCATTAACTTCTGATTCTGTACAATGAGGTCAGCCATATTTCTGCTCATCTCCTGCATGTTCTTATCCATATTGGACATTTGCCCTTTCAATGCGGATATTTCCTGCTCCTGCTGTTGCTTGGCTGCAAATTCAGGGTTAAGCATGGCAAGCATCTGGTCACATACCCCAAGAAAGTTCTGATGATATTCCACGCTTTTTAGAACATCCTCACTCTTCTGTTTCATAGTAAGGACCTCGGTATTCATCTCGTCTCTTGACCCTGTAATCAGCATTCCTGTTTTAACATCATCAGCAATATTGGCATTAGCCGGTATCTCTTGCAAATTGACATTCTGTCCGTTTATATTCACGACAAAATCAATAACCTGGACAGGCTGTGGATAAGGCATGTTGGGAACAGTCTTATATATAGTTTTTATAGGGCTTACATTAACGACCTGCCCACATTCCAAACTTGGATTTGCACCTCTGTGAAGAAGATATAACGTACTGTTTACTCGTAAGTTCTGAAACATGATTGTTTAATTTTAAAGGAGTGTGGCTATTTCCATTTTGGAAAATACCACAAAACTCCATGTTAATTATTACTTGCTCCGTAAAGAAGCGGTTTCTACTGTAGGAGCCGGAACCGTTGTCGGTCTGTATCCGCCATTAACAAGATACAATTCGTTGGTGTACTTGTTGTAATGAATCTCATAGATGCCGGTTCCAGCCAAGTTTGCAACAGTTACAGGCTCATTGTTATAAGCCATCAACGGTCTTGTGTCCCCGTTAGTCCCTATCAGTATCGGGAGTGTTGCAGTCGTACCGGCAGGGATCGCCTGACGAAGATTGACATAGAACCCTCCGACATAGTCCCTGTTGCGGAACGCATGGTTAGGAAGCTCCAAAGTCACATTTTCAGTACCGACAGTTACAGCCACCGTAGGAAGAGTATTGAAATTCGCTCTTCCTATTGATGGAAACGAGAACGGAAATCCTGTAAAAAAGTTAGGCCACATAATTACCTCCTTTCTTACCAGAATCAACCCCAGTAGTTATTACAACCGCATCCGCTACGTCCGTATGCTGAGTCACCAACATAAGCACCGAAAGCAGCCGCACGGTAAGTATCCATGTTTACACCAACAATGTTAGGGTATTGAACTGGAACTGTGTTAGGTAACTTGCATTTGATTCCATCAACATCGCTTTGCAATGCTTGCAATCCTGCTGCAAGGGGAGCAATCTGTTGACCTACCGCATTCAGGATTGTAGCATTCTGATTACGTTGGGAGATTTCAGCCGTAAGAGTTGCCTTTTCCGCAGTAAGAGATGCAATCTTATCCTGTAATGCCTGATTCTGAATTGCATCAAGTTTGGCAAGGATAGCATTCGTGTTGGCAGTAGCACCGTCACGTAATGACAATGCGTTTTGGTTTGCAGTATTAACCAATGTATTGGTCTGGTTGCACATTGCAAGCTGACTCTCATATCCTTGTGTGGTTACAAGCTGTTTCATATCGCAGCAACAGCTACAGATTTGAGATGTCAGAGCGTTGTTACCCTGCATAATTGCGGTAAGGATACTGTTGGTATTCTGTCCCATTTGGTTGCCAAGACCACAGATTGCCTGGGATACAGAGTTAATACCGGCAAGGATTTGATCGGAAGAAGTGTTCACGGCTTGTGCCAGTGATGCAATATCGACACCGTTTCGGTTAAGTGTCTGCATGATCATCTCTCTTCCTTCGTTCGCTCCTTGATTGTTATTTCCGCCAAAGCCGAAATTGCCATTTCCAAAAATAGCCGCAATCACAATAAGCGCAATGATGTCTTGAAAACCACCATTGTTACCAAAGAAACCACCGTTACCATTGCCGCCTCCAAGCAGCCCCATCAAGTATCCGGTATCAATTCCTCTGTTTTGCAAAGACGGAAGAATAGAAGCAAGCAGACCGTTGCCTGAAGCCGCTCCACCGTCTTGGTTAAAAACATACGTTCTTTCCATAGAGATTTATACTTTTTTATTACGGTCAATATCAACCGCATCACAAAAGTATATAATAGAAACTGCGTAAATCAGAACTCATTTTCAAGCGATTTGCGAATATTTTGCATATATATTGCAATCATTTTGTTTGTTGTTTTTCGACTCTCAAAAGTAGATATCAGGTAACGTACACTGGATGATGTTTTGCGAAGCAAAGTGGCGATCTGTTCAGGGTACAGACCGAATTCAGTAAGGAAGAACACTACAATGGAGCGGGCATCGACAACCTCAGTCACTTTACTTGATGAAAGGATTAATTCTGTGGAAACTTCAGTTTCTTTTCCTACAAGGTTCAATATTTCGGCAAAAATCTCTGACTTACACATGGTAATTAATTTTTTTGTTGTACTTTTGCCTTTGCCAATCAGTACATACACCAAAAGAACAAAAGCATACTTCGGAATGTTAAGGATATTATACCCCCTGACACAACCGATGTATGCTTTGGTGTATTAAAGTATTGATTGGCGTCAACTTTAATGTGTCGGGGGTTCTTTTTACTCTGCCCCCAAAAGAGCTACATTTGTTATGATAACCGGCCTTCTACTTACCGGATAAACTTAGTGCTTAGTATTAATTAATGTATCATTTTAGCCTCCTTTCTTTATGAACATTTTTCCATTGGAAATTGTTATGTAAGTAAAACTTAAACTTTTCATACCGGAAACGGTCTGTGAAGATAGTAGTTCCGGTAATTTACCACATAAACAAGTTATAACTCACTCCGGCACCGAAGTACAAACCACCCGGATAACCATATCCTGCCTGCAAGCCCAATCCCCAGCGTTTCTTCTGTAAAGGTGAAAGAGTGATGATTTTATTGTCTCTGTACACCTCCATAAAATCAAGGGTCGGATTATATCCACTAACCACCGCCCGGTAATCATCGGTCTTATACTCCTTGCTTGTTATCGGTACAAGTACCGGGATAGAATCTCCTTCTATGGTTCTGTCAGTCGTTGTATCTATCAGAATAGGTAGATATACCGTATCGGTACGTTTCAGAGTTTCTTTTACCGGCTTAGGGATTGTGTCTCTTACTGTGTCCCGGATATGTACGGTATCTCCTTTAATATAAACCGGTGACGGCCCGTGCGGATTACAACGCATCCACACGAGAACACCTACAAGCAAGCAGACTAATATCCAAGGGAGGGACTTCATAGGATCTCCTTGCTTGTCCAAGCCGGACTAGACAACAATACATTTAAATCCTCGCCTTCATAGGTAGGATACGGAAAAGACAGTTCTTCCGTTCCGTCATCAGCAATAGTCTTAATCATCTTATGAGGAAATAACGCAGCATAGTGCTGGCATTTCATCAAGGTTTCACTCTCATTTACACTCTTGCGAGGAACAAGGTTACGCTTGTCTATCTCATCCTGAGGGACCTCTTGCAAGTCAATTGTTGGGAATACAGTGTATTTCATATGCTTTACTATTGAATTACTATCAGACTAATTATACTTGCTCCCAAGTAACACTCCCATCCTCGTTGAAGATAATTCTCTTACCTGCTATCTCAACTACTGTATGAGAAGATGAACCTATTATGATCTGATTACTATCGGATGCTTTAACATTGTACCCTATAACAATAGAATTTTCTATCACTGCCGGAGTGCTCTTAGAATGCAGTTTAGCTAAATGTCCTATACAGATATTATTCTTACCGTCGACATCATAATTGTTCATTGCATCCATTCCTATAGCAACATTTCCTTCACCTTCTATATACAATGCAGCATTAGCCCCGACAGCAACACATTTAGTGTTATTACGCACACCAGCAGATGCCCCGACAGCAACACATTTTGATTTAGCAAAATGTGCAGAACCACCACTTAATGTTCTATGCCCTATAGCTACGTTATCGACGAAATCATTGCTATTTGTCTGCCCTAACGCATTTGTCCCAATTGCGACATTGCGTTCTCCTTGCCCTCTAACCTCTCCCAATGCAGCCTTACCTATTGCTACATTATCCTCTCCTTTTGGTATATACCACGCCGCATCAGAACCTATTGCTATATTTCTATCTCCCTCAATTAGGCGCGTTAGGGGGAATGTTCCTATACCGATATTCCTTGCTCCATATTTTAAGGAGCTTAACGATCTCTGACCTATTGCAATGTTGCGGGATCCATTCTGGTTCTTTGCAAGGGCATCGGTTGCACCTATTGCAATGTTCCACCAGCCTGTAATGTTATCTGTCATTGTGCCTCCTTCAACATTTTCGTAGTGCTTATTACTATCAGAATCAAGTTCTACCTCTATTGATGCCTCATCCTCAGAAACAATTTTACGAAGTTCCACTCCATACACACTTCCATCATATGCTGATGATGCGGTAATTTTAAGACTACCACCGTCCGATATCATACCAACATAGAATTTACCTAACGTTCCATTATAGATATCACATAATCCCCCCTCACCGATACTAACACAAACATCCTTTTCGTATGTGCCGACTTTAGAATAATTGAATATTGCTACATATTTTTCACCCTCAATAGTAGCATGATCAAAAATAAGAGTATCTGTATTGCCTATAGCATGCGTATAAACCCCTTCTGTGTATTGCCAGTTATCTCCATTGCCAACAATTGAACTGATAAGGTTATCGCCAAGATATAATTTTTTACTTACTTTTCTACGAATGCAAGTTTTAATATCTTCGGATTGAATATCTTCGTCAAGAGTCACAAGCCCATCTGGTCCAACTCTGAGAAATTTCCCTGCGTTGTTTATTCCTTGCTGTTTATCAACCTTGCCATTTATTAATCCAAATTCTGATTTGTATTCAATATTGGTAGGTTCATAGCTTACTCCAGATGAATTAGCGCAATAGACATATAGGTAATTACAATCAGAAGGTAATACTATCTCAAATGGAAAGTAGTGAGTCTCAATGCTTGTATATCCGTCACAAGCATTAACAATTGAACCGGATACGAAATCGCAATCTTTTACAGGCAACACGGAGGCTCCATGAGCCGTATCTATCGGTGTAATCATCAGATTTCTTCCCGCCACAACAGGGATAACCTTGTGCTTTGTCAATCCATAATTTCCATTAGTTCTGAAAACTAAATCACTACTTGTAATTAATCCACTCCGATAATCATACAAATTCAAGTCGATTGCTTGGGCTTCAATACCAGTAATTTTATCTACCTTTGAAAATATTTCCTCAAAGTTCCCATCAATCGCAGTAGCTAAAGTACCCCACTTTTGTTCGGAGTCCTTGGCTATATCAAATATCTTTTCCATAACTTATTCGTTTTTAATTAATGTTTCATTTGAAATTAAAGTATCATTACTGAGTTTTGCTAAGTATTGAGGCGGTTGGTATATGGTGATACCTATCTTCTGAGGAGATTTGCCGATATTATGGATTATCAAATCCCATTCATTATTTGTTTCTGACCAATTAGCTTGTTTTCTAACTTCGGTGTAATTATTACCATAAGTAGCTTTAACTAATTCGGATGTATTATCATTAAGCAATATATTAGCTGTTACATCAACACCTATGGGAATATAATCGCCAACATAAATTCTTTTGCTCCAACTATCACTATACCACTTTATTTCTTTTATCAAGTCAGTTCTACCACTAATTATCGGTCTGAACTCCACCATACCCGGATACAGAGTGCCTAGTTTGTGCTTCTTTAGCTGGCGCTCCAACAGAAACTCAGAAAGGGTGTATGGGAATAGAAGGAAAGACCACAAGCATAATTTAGAATATTGTGAGACTCCCTCATTTGAGCCTATTGTTAGTCCGTCACCCGTCTTAACAGAGTTACCTCTAGCTATACTGTTCCTGTTATATACATAAGTAGACTGATATGAGATCTGTCTTGACGAATTTAATACAACGCTTTCTGTTGGAGTACCAAAACTATAAGGATAGGTAACATGAGACGTTGGATGCACCATTTCCATTAAAAAAGGAGCACCTCCCGTTCTTCCAACAGAAGATATAAATGGGACACAATTTACATTTTCATCCTGATACGCTCTATCGACAGCCACAGTGTAATCCTTCAATCCCAAATCACCTACAAACTGACCGTAGTCATCTACTCCGTCTGATTGCAAGCCTCCTTCTTCGTTAATACCACTTTCTGGAGTTCTAGCATAATTATATAACGTCATATCACGTCCATTACCACTAAAGTCTTTAAGATACCAATCTTCATCGGGAGTATCGTTAGTAAGACCTTGCTTCTTCACATTGTAGTAAATATCAGGCTTAACATACTTGTCCAAGTTGTAGTAGGCTATTACTTGATTAATTTCGTCAGTGGTCAATACTCTCTTGGCAATGAAAGTCCAGTACCAAGCAACAGAGGAAACTTCCGTAGGGCTACCGTCCTTGATATAACCAGCGACACTATAATTAATATCACTATAATTAGTTATATTATAACCCATTGCTTCGTAATCAGCCTTATCACCAAGTATATTGTTGATTAGATTACTTGCTCCCACCTCTGTATTACCTTTAGATATCTTATATCCATAGATACCTGTTTTACCGGAAGTCTTAACATTGGTTCTACTCCATATAGAACCTTCTCTTATATAATTAGTAAATCCATAGCTATCAGGGACTGGTGATATCTGGTGAATCATGGACACAACCGTTAACTCATTACTTCCGCCCAGCATCTCGGATACAGGATTCTGACTGACAATCATGTCGTTGACTCCGTCAGTGACGAATGAACCCTCATATTCTGGAAGAACTTCAATAGTTATATCACAATCGAATTCTGTAACTTCCTCTGATATAGGACTAATATATATTCCTATCCAAGAATTAGTAGTTAAATCTAATAATGCGTCTGTTGGAACAAACGATTTAGGTAATTTATGAGTACCATTACTTAAATGTAATGATGTTTCCTTTGTTGCATCTTTCGTAGCTAAATATTTGTAAACAAGTTTACTATTTCCTTCAAGACCTTTAACAGTAACTCTAAAAGCAGGTATTTCTTTTATATTAGTTAGTACTCCATTTTCTTTCACATAACTATATAACAAACCTCTATTTGCAAGTCTGACATGAGTTATATGAATCGTAGTACTAGTAGTATCAGAAGTATAATTTGCTGTACCTGAAAAATGTTCCCAAGTCTTATTAGCACCGAACACTACTGGATAACCATTACAACCTGACATACCCTCATACGCAGCATTAAATATCTCAAAATCCCCTCCCCTGCCAGGAAGCTTGTTCTTGATGATATTGCGGTCGGGATCAGTGTTGCTCTTGCCGTCAGCTATCCATACACCTGCCAAGGCAGACAATACATCGGGAGAGATGTAGGGACGGTCGGTAGCGGAAGAAGCTCCCGGAACTCCCAATCTAATCGCATTGAAGCGGATAGGATCAAGCCCTATCGCATCAAGCCTAATCGGATTTAATCCTATCGCTCCCATTACTCTTCTGATTCATAATATTGGGCCTTGACCGGCTGCGTTTCACATTCAATCTTGATGTATTGTCCGGGGATTATTCCGACAATCGGACGGGCGAACTTCTTATCGTAATTCCTGCTCTCTACAACAGAGAAATTTTCTCCGTCATAGCTTATATACACCCAAAGCTTACCTCCTTTTTCAAATGTGATCTGCAATCCTATTTCTGCCGAATTTACTTGTACAGTATCACTTATATAATTACGTTCGCCTTTAGCAAAGGTTATATCTGTTAATGCCATGATTATTCCTCCTATTATTATAATTCAAATTTGATATCGTTAATTCTATTCAACCACCCTCGTTTGAACTTGTTGTTTGCAGGACGTTTTCGGCAGATGTCCTCTATAAAATCAAAACGAGCAATCTTGATCCGATCAAATAACTCGCGTGGATTCTTAGAATTAACTGCCGAAATAGTTTTTGGTCCGACAATACCGTCAGGAATTACACCGACCAATTCCTGCGGGATCTTGATACCATGAATACCAGAGGCCCACACCCAATCAACGAGAATATTAGCAACTGATTGAGATTTTATCTCGTCAGCCTTCCAACGGTCCCAATACATTGTTTTCATGATCTCTGTCCATTCCTCCTTAGAGAGATTCTTCAACCTTTCTATTGTTGGTTTTGGATAGCCTTTTTTCTTGCAATAAGCCTCATAGGTGGAGATTGTTACTCCCATATTGGTAGCTCCTCCTAAATCATCAGGATCATTTACGAAACCACCTTCCCATTTTAAGATGAACGGTGCCAATTCTTTTACATCTGCCATATATCTTTCCTCCTATAAAATCAATATTAATACTACAACCTGGATCACCTGACCAATAACTCCTCCTATTAATGTAGCAGCAATATCAAGCCAATCCCATTTATTCCCGTATGCGCGGTCTTTAAATTCCATGCCGGCAGCCAGCCCCGCGACAAACAAGATCGTCAGAAGTACACCTGCCGGAATAGCGTAGAGCAAGTGTTTCATACGGTTACTTTCCCTTATCCAGCTCATCATTCTTTGTTTCTTTATTGTTCAGTCTATCAACTAAGCTGTTAAACTTACCGTTAACATAGATGCCAATCCCAAATATACTACCAGCATATATCAGACATTGAGCAAAAAACCATAATACGCTATCATGGATCTGTCCTAGCGGCTCTACAACAAAACCCGCAACGGATAGTCCGACTCCTGCAAACAACATTCCTACTGCGGTCCATACCTGTATATCTTCTTTTGTATTCTTCTTCATATCAAGCAAGTCAGATAAACAGTTAACAACGAAACTATCTCAACCCAGAACATCGGCTTCCTTTTGACAAGAGTCACAATGAAGTTACCCGTCCAGTTCTCACTTATCGCAATAGCCAAATATGCAATGAATCCAGCCCATAGAAAGAGCCAATACCAAGCATTACAACCTACCCATATTTGTGAGAAGATTAAGGACATGGCAGCACCGATACAGTGGGCGGTTTTCTGGCTTCCTTTGAAATTGGGAGACACACCTAACACTCCCATTCCGACAACCGAAAGAAATACAAGAAACTGGCTGTTCTCGGAACTGGCTTCCAATGCAGCCGGAAGAAGCAATGCACCGGAACCGACCATGCAAAGAGTAAACCAGAACTTATGCGTCAGGGCGTAGTAGGTATCACTGATTGAATAAGGGATTTCTCTACCCTTCTTTATCATAGCAAAGACATACCCGGCGATGAGGATGAATGACATTAATACTAGTAGAATCATAGGTTTATCTGTTTTTTAAGTTATTGATTAACTTTTGAAAGAGCTTCGTTGACAGCCATTCGATCAATTACACGAGTAAATAGCTGTGTATACTTTTTTAGAGATTCCGCTTGTTCAGGCGATATATCAACTTCTCCTTCTCGGTGTATATCTTGTGCAAGATTAAATTCTCCAAGATCACCTGTATTTTGAAAAATCGCATTTCCAAATGATTTAGATACATCGATGGTACTCTTATTCCCTTCGAGATCCACTAGTTCAATTTTTCTAAAATCTATTTTCATTGTTACAATTATTTAATAAACAGGTTATTAACGTAATATGGTGGGGAAGTCTTAGCAATATCAGCTGTCACAAATATTGCGTACTTCCAAGGTTCAATAGTATAAGTTAGAGAATTAGGCTGATTATATACCACTCTTTTAGGATAATCAGAACTATTAACGACCGTTATTTTTTTGAACGTTGCAGAATCGCAAATACGCAAAACATAATTTCCATTTCCTTCCATAACAATGCAATCTATAGGTTGTCCCGATTGAGGATATCTATCTACATTATTATCTGATCCATAACCATAGATGTGAACATAAAAATTCCAATCATTATTAGCATAAACTTTAATTGTAGTCATTACCCTATGCCCGAATTCCCCTCTGCACCACAAATCAGATGTGTAAAATCTCCATGAGCGACCTTCCACAGAATTATACCCTTGTTGATATAAATCCCCAGAAATCCAAGTCTTTGAAAAATCAATATTAAACGAAGAGGAAACATTATCTCCAGAGCCTTCTGTATTAAAAGAAATCTTGCCTTGTATCTTGCCTGCATTATCAATAGCTTGTAATTCTTTGAAAGTGCCCGTTGCCCCTTTTAATTTTGTCACTTCAAGAGTATCAACGTTAATAAACTCCGTCTTTATCTTCCCGGCTTCTATGAAAGTCTTTCCGCCTACGGTCATTCCCCCACTTTCAGGAAGAGATATTTTTCCGTCAGCAGTTAACTCAACACCTGTCTGATTATGCTTGATAGAGCCTTTAGTCATTAACCAACCCTCTGTCTTCTCCAGATTACCCACAAATATCCCCGAAGTACCGAGGACATCAATAGTTGCGTTCTGCGCCAAAAGGACGTTGGTAGCAACGTTCACAAATTCACTGAATTCTTCCCACTTTGTTGAATCGAAAGAAGAAGTAGATGTATGAGTAATCTTACAGAGTTTGTTCTGGCCGTTATAGATTACAGTATCTATAAATGCATCATTATGATAATACTCGGTATTTGGTGCCCATACTCCACGCGGGCGGAGCATTGCACCGGGTAATCCAGTCTTTCCTTGGCTTCCAGTAATACAAACCGGATCGCTTTCCCATGTAGAATTGTCCGTATAAGTGACCTTGGTCTTAGACCATAAGTATTTGCCGTTTTGCCACGTGGGAGAAGTGCTAGACCAAGAACCACCAACTAAGGAACTGGAAGAAGTCGAAAGGTAGTATAAGACATCAACAGCACTTATCCCTACGCCATCGTTCCCGCTAGGCCCCTTTCCGCCTGTCACACATACGGGGTTAGTTTCCGTATAAGAATTGTCTGTATAAGTTATAATGGAACGTGTCCAGATATATTTACCGTCCTTCCATGCCGGAACAGTAGTAGACCATGAACCACCCGTAGTGGTACTATATGATGTAGATAGGTAGTATTGCTCGGAAACACTCTTAACGCCAATTCCCGTAGCCCCCTTACCACCCGTCACACATATCGGATCGGTTGTCGTTGATGCGCTATCTGTATATGTTATTACTGACCTAGTCCAAATATATTTCCCATTTTTCCATGTCGGAGGTGTTGTACTCCAAGAGCCACCAACCAAGGAATTAGAAGAAGTAGATAGATAATACTCTTCGACAATGCTTGATACTCCCCTACCATTATCTCCAGTACTACCTTTACCTCCGGTGATACAAGCCGGATTGGTTTCAATAGACGAACCGTCTGTATAGACCACTTTGGTTTTACTCCAAATGTATTTCCCATCTACCCAAGTTGGTGAGTTCGTAGACCATGAACCACCGGAAAGGGAGGTTGAAGAACTGGAAAGATAATAAAGAACATCAACGCTCTGTACACCTTTACCGTCCTTTCCTGCTTCGCCTTTGATTTTAGACCAAGTATAATCGGCAAACACATTGCTATCTGCCTGTACAAAATCTACATATACACCCATGTATACACCGGGAGTCTCACCATTATTAGCGGTGAAGGTTTTCCCGTCATCAGAGTATTTGATGTGAAGGTAGCTGGTCTTCCCATTTTCTCCATTTGTACCAGGTATACCCTGCTCGCCTCTTTCTCCTTGTGCACCCTTAAATCTGGACCATGTATATGATGCATATGAAGTTGGGGCCGTAGGGCTTGTAGTAACAGCCGTACCGATATAAGTATTGGGAGTATTTGTCATCGGATTACCGTTAGAGTTTGCCGAGTACTTGACATGAAAATATGAAGAAGTACCCGGAATACCCTGTGAACCCGTAGGACCCCGTTCTCCCTGTGGTCCGGTAGCTCCTTGAGGACCTTGTTCCCCTTGCTCACCCTTTATCTTAGACCATTTGTAATCAGAGAATACATTACTGTCATTTTTCTCAAAGTCGGTATACTGCCCAATCCATTCCCCTGAAGTTTCCCCATTATTGTCTGTAAACGTTTGGCCGTCATTTGAATACTTAATATGCAAGTATGAAGTCTTTCCATCTTCGCCATTAACACCGGGAATCCCTTGTTCACCTGTTGCACCCTGTAATCCTTCAAATCTGGCCCATGTATACTTGGAGGGATCATTACTATCCTCCTTAGTAAAGTCTACATAAGTACCGATGAACACATCTGGCGTTTCTGTCATTTGAGAAGCTGTAGGGTTGTGGACGGGAGAATACTTGATATGAAAATATGAAGTTTTTCCGTCAGCACCATCTTTCCCGGGTATTCCATTCTGTCCGGCTGGCCCTTGCAGGCCTTGTAATCCCTGTGGCCCACGCTCTCCCTGCGGCCCTTGAGGACCTTCAGGACCGGCTGGCCCTTGTGCTCCCTGTTCTCCTTTGGAAGTATACTTCAACCAGTCCGTAGAAGAATCTGACGGTTCCTGCGTAGTAGTAGACTCAATACATATCCATGTACTGCCGTTATGAGTCACTTCATCGTAGTACCAGTATGTGCCGGATTTCCATTTACCCTTGAATACCGGAACGGGAGCCTCAGTCACACCGTCACTGGATATCTGCCTGATAGTTCCGGTCATATAGACTCTATTGAGATATGCGCTATGACCGGACATATCAATGCCAAACAGCTTCAGGTTAGATAAATCGCCTAACTGCATGGCTATCATGTCCTTCGTTATTTCCCAGTTATTAACACCCTTAAGGAAGCGGATGTAATTCTGTGTAGAGTAACATGACTTTTGGCGCTCAGCGTTAGTGAAATTACCGTATGCGACAAAATGCATCGCCTTACAAGGATTAAAAGTATATCCACTACGGAGGACGTATTTAAAAGAAGCGTTGTCTATCTTTTCTGTAATCCGAAAATACGCAGTCTGGAAACCGGTATCGTTATTGAATACTCCCTTACAGATATCATCAACCTCTACTTGTGATACCTCCCCAGGTTCCAGCTTTAAATGAACGGTCTTGTTCGCTGCATCCACTGATTCAATGATACCACCGCCGGGAGCATTCCATTCTTCACCGGATACAATAGACACTCGGTTATACCGCAACTCCGGTACTTCCAAGAAATCACGCAACCGCAAGGACTTTGCGTCAATATGGCCTTCGGGAGTAATCAGCCAGCCTAGGAGGTTCTCGGCATAATCTATAGAAGATATATTTCCTGCAATTGCTGCATTATTGGCTGTAAGTTTGTCAAATACCTCTAGGATATTGGCAGACACCTCTGTTGCAGTAACATCATCTGTTATAATACCTTCCTTCACTATAATGCCTTTCAAAAATGATATTAATCCTAAAGCTCTGTCATTCTTTGTTTTACTAATAGAATAACTAATTATTTCCTGAAGAACTCTCTTTGCGGAGAATACATTTTTATCAGAAGGAAGAGTATTGTCATTTTCTCCAATCACATACACGCTTGTTCCACCTCCTCCGGATGCAGAGCCTGAATAGGTTTGCCCTTTATATGTGAGTGACTCCAGTTTACTCTCTATCTCACCTATACGCGAATATGGAGCTGTTTCACCGACTGTATAGATCGGGTGGTCGTAAGGAATATCCAGCGGCCATTCAAAACCTATGATACGGGATTGTCGTCCTTCTGGGAAATAAGCCTTATTTATCAGGTTGACTTTAGCCCCAACTTCGTATGTACGAATATTGCCCTCATTGAAGATGAAATCAGCGTTCATCTCGCAATCGTAGGTAGACGGGTCAATCATGGATTTCTTTACGTATTCCTTTGCCTTTTTGAGTAGATTCTGTTCCGCTTCTGGTAACATCTGCTCTGAAATAAACGCTGTATCAAATCCGTAAAGGATATAAGTGTCAGATACAACAGGATAAAGAATATCATCCGGAAGATACCGGCCATAATCATCATTTCGTGTTATCTCGAATGTAGTTCCGCTATTACCGCTCTCTTTTAGAGAGATAACAAAATCAAGGCCGGCCAGTTTACCTGTCTGGAAAATTAAATGGGGTTCTTGACCATTCAACACAAAATCTTTCGTAAAGTTTTTTAGTCCATTGTCCTTAAATGTGTAAATAAGGTACTTGTTTCCTGTCTTATTGCCGTCACTGTCTTCCTCCTCCTTTTCATAACTGGTGATACTGGATACGGAACCGATATATTTAGGATATTCATCCTCTAATATAACAATTTCTTCAATAGCTTCTTCTTCCGGCATTTCGACATTATTCGGATTATCATAACGCGAATCTCCGATATAGATACGTTCGCCTGTTGGACTATACCTATAAGCATCTATATAAGGAACATCTTTTGGTAACATAAGACGCTTTTGAACGACACCGTTCAGAGTAAGTTCTTTATCATCTTTACTGAAATAGTTATCAGGAATTTTACCCTTAATGATATTGTTGATAATATATTGGTTACCCATAGAAGCTGTTACCCCTTCCGGCAGACGTATGACATTGGCGTCCTCACCTGTTAGCAAGTCAGGATTATAAACGGCTGAAAAAGTCCTCCCTGAATTTGTTCCGGACAGGAAAGTTACAGAAGTGTTCGCCGATGCGGACAAACATTCAAGCTTAACATTATTTTCTCCACTCCTTCCAATTGTATATACTACCGTTTTCTCTGGATGATTCAGAGAAAAGCTAAATGTAAACAAAAACTTACAATTATTAGCCTTTTCAAGAAGAAAGAAATCAGTGTCACTAAAACTAATAGTAAAACTTGAAACTGAATCATTGAAAGCTTTCTCCTGAATATCCAGTACTTTCTCCACCTCTCCTACATAATAGACTAATGATAATTTAGCCTTAAAATTTTCAATGTTTGACGTGAATCGGGTGCTAAAGTATAGTAACATTGAATTGAATGAGATATGGTACTCACTAGCAGGCATGGAAGAAGTAAATACATCCGTCATAACCTTATATTCTTCCTGTGCTCCCACCATTTCGCCCTCTTCAAATATATTCATGTTGATAGGAGATATTCCAGCATGAGAAACGGAAGGAAAGAACCTTATGTTTAACGGTCTTGAAGTATCGGATATATCTCTCCCATTAACCTTCTTAACATCAAATATCAAATCTTTCCGGTAAGTAGCAGGGATGTTTCGTGTAGAACCGAAAGCGTAGATACGGGTAGCATAAGTTGTCTGACTATCGTTGCGTATCATATTATTGACATTCACATTCTCTGTGTCCGTCAAGTCACCAGCTTTGAAATCAACAGGGGAACTGTATTCACAACGCCCGAAACAAATCTTATGATTCTCTATCCACCATTCACATCCCCACGCTTCCGCCATTTGTGTGAGCGCATCTATTAGATTTACATTGTCATACGTGACTAATTTAGCGGAATTTTCTACCGTATCATCAATTTCCCAAATGAAGTCCTTATCCCTGAATTTATAGCCAAGATATTTCAAGTTATCAAGAAATATATTCAGGTGAACATCTAAAGTGGCTGTGAGATTCCACCCAGCCTCACGGCCGGTTGTTTCAGGTGTGTAGAAAAATTTCTTGTTCTTCCATTTCCAGTAGTAGGCATCAAGCCGAAGCTCATAGTCGTATGCACCTGTGGTTGTATTATAGGTAGGTTTATACAGGTCTACTACTTCAAATATTCCCAACTCATTGTCTATGTAGTCCCCTAACTTGAAATAGATAGGACTGGCAAGGGAAAACTTTAGAGTTACATAATCTTCCTGCATCAAAAGGAAGTGTCTTTTCGAACCCTCATTGATAGGAGTCGAAAAGCGAATGTTGCCGGATATGTCTTTGATGTCTACTAATTCCATAACACACCAAAGTTCGGAGATAAAAATCTCAAAACATAAAATCCGGCAACCCTATAAACCACAATTTGCCTATTGTGGCAATTTTACTCTCTATTACCCGGATTCGGCTCGTTTAGCTTTACTGAGATCTTTGAAAACGTCCTTATTGTATTGATTCCAAAAGAAGCGGACCTAATATAATACAAATGATATACTTCTTCGCCTAACGCTGGGATCTTGACAGTAAATTCCCCCTTTGTTATCTCATTCAGAAATGCTTTATACTTAGCTATGTAATCAGTTGGGGAATTCCCTTGTAGGGTAAAGGTTAGCGTTAGATCCCGTTCATCAATCTTCCGATTGGCTATAATTATTTTCTTCCCGTCCTGTAAACGAGACTTATTCTCTATAATTTCTTTCATTGGAAGCGGAGAGTAGATAGCTTCAATGAACCCGTCTCCCATTCTCACGCCCCACGTCGCAAAAGCGTCTTTATTGTTAATTAATAAGTCAACCATAGATTATAATTTTGATGTATTACGTTTAACTTCTGCAATATCTGTCTCAATATTCTTCAATGACTTGTTCATGCTTGTTGTATCATCATGAATACCTGTCAACTCTTCATAAGACAGCCTTAACAAATCCCGTGTCTCACTAGCAATATCCTTTATCCCTGTAGTATTGGTAATAATAGGCAGCATATCAGCTCTCAATTCAAGAATAGACATCGTTTGAAGCTGGTTCTGATTCTTAATCTCTTCTCCGGCAATTTGCAAAGCAGTGAAACGTCCGTTAAGTTCGTCTATTGAATCCTGAGAAGCAGTTGCAAAGCCTTTCTTCGACGATTCCTGAGAAGTAGCAGAAGTATCCCACCCAAATGTTTTAAACATTTCTTCTCGATCATGCATCATATCTTCTACAATCTGTTGATACTGTTCTTTGAGAAGGTCTGCTTCGTTTTTGGTAATTTTACTATCACTTCTCGCTGTATCGCTCCATTGCTCATAAAGAGCATTTATACGGCCTTGATACTGACTAGCGACTAACCCAGCCATGATTGACTTACGAAGATAATCCTCAAAGTTATCACACATATCTTCAAAAGAAGTATCCATATCGGATAACTGATCAATAAACCCATTGTAGAAGGAATCAAAATCAACCCCTGTCATGGCTTGATTAAGAGCATCCCTCAGTTCATTCGCTTCATCTTTACAAGCTACGATGCTATCCAGGTTTTCACGAATTCTGGCATCAATTAAACTCCATGCTTCCGGCATTTGGGACTGAATGAGGAACAATTCATCTCCTGACAAACTATACAAGTCTGTCATGGAGCTTATTGATTTACCTAGGATGTCGCTCATCCGCTCAAAACCACCTATTGCACCAACATTTTTGTTAGAATGCCATTCTGCACTATGAGACTTCCAACTTGCACCGGCACGCCCTGAAGCTGCGGCAATCTTTTGGAGATTAATTACTTTCTTCTCGTAATTATCCATGGCTTGTGTAGCTGCTTGAACAGATGCAAATCCACCACCGAAAACTATATCTTCCTTGCTTTTGTCAATAATACGATCATAGATCTCATTTATTGCTTCAAGCTGTTCCTTTACTCCTTCATAATAAGCGGTACCGTCCGGCCCGAACAAATTACCCATTGCATTGACAAGTTGAGAGACTCCACTTACAGCACTCATGATACCTCCGGCAATATCTCCAGACATTATTTGTCCTACTCCTACTGCCGTTTGCCCAAGACCGGAAAGACCGTCAATAACGTTATTTATTTCATCGTTCAAATCTTCTCCAAATATGGAAGATATATCACTCCCAAACTGTTTGATAGCAGGAGAAAACTCTGTTATAGCTCCCCCTATAGTTGATATGCCCTGGCCGAGCTTCCTTGTATCACCATTAGCATTCTTTATATCATCGATTCCTTTTTTCATATCCGAGAAAAAGGATAACCAAGGGGATTTACCTTTAACTTCTTCTTTTAGCCTTTTTATGGCATCCGTTATATCCTTGATATTGATTGTCCCATTCTCAAGATTTGCGATATCCTTGTCTGTGAAACCTACAGATTTTAAATTGATAAGAGATACTGACTCATCCGTTCCAGACATATACTTGATTAACAATTCATACTTATCAATAATATCTTGAATAGATGATACACTCTTTTCACTTGCATCTTCAAACAAATCAGCCATGACATGAGTAGATTTCCCGAACTGTTCGTCCAGCTGAGCTATTGCTTGATTCTTCTCAGCAATTTTAGTAGCTCTTTCAGCACTATGTTCTTCCAATTTAGCTATTTCATCATCATACTTCTGAATAAGATTCTTCCGTTTCTCTTGATAATTACCAAATTGGATGAAATATTCCTGCCATGCTTTTTTATCAGCCTCTAATCTTTCATTATTAGTACTTGTTATACCTTTTTCTCTATTTCTTGCAGCATTAGAAGCCCATATTCCCAGTTGATTAGTTTGCTCATCTGTCAATCTTCCGCTTTGAGACGACTCCCAACTAGCTTTCTGTTTCTTAATGGCATCTATTTCCTTCTGGTAATCCAAATCGATTTGTTTCAACTTCCTTTCCGTACCTTCTTGCATAAGGTCGATTTCAGCTTGTTGGTTTTGACGGCGGATAGCAAGAAGTTCCTCATTGAGCCTTTCTTGTTCTTTCTTACGTTTATCTGCTTCTTTTTGAGAATTAGAAAGAGATTTATTTGTTTTAGAATCTGAATACTTATCTATTTGTTTTTGTGCTTCTTGTATTTGTTTAGTGTATTTATTCCATTCTTCTGAATTCTTTTTAGAAACATCTAAAGCATCACGAGCATCCTCTGCTTGTTTTTTTTTGTTCTCCCAATACTCCTTATTCTGAACGGCATTTAAACGGGCTTTTTGTAAATCTTCTAAAGCTGAAACAAATTGCTTTATTTCACCAACCTTAAAATCTTTACTACCACTAAACCATTCACCTTGTACATTTTCAGATAGTATTTTTTTATAAGTATCAATTGTATTTTTTAGTTCTTCATCTGATTTTGACTTAGAATCTGCAATCAATTTATTGATATAGTCAGATGCTACCTTTTGACGTGAAACTTCCCTTTCCTCCTCTAATCTTTTCAGTTTCGCTATTTCATCATCAACAGCCGACTGGTCATTAGTACGCATCCGTTCAATATACTCTTTCTGATTCTTTATGCGCTCGTCATAGCTTCGCAATTCCGTTTTGTTCTCTTCGGCTTTTCTTGTTGCATCCGTTTCTGATAATTCTTTTTTCAGAGCTATCAATTTTTTAAGATGTCCCTCTTCATCAATATACTTTTCAATAATGCTAGGATACATTTTCTTTAGAATATCAATAGCCCCCACTCTCTCCATTTCAGCCTTAGTTTCATCCTCTATGGAGGCTATCAATTCTTCGACCTTTGTTTTATGCTGTTCTTCACGTCTGACGGCAGCTTCTTTTGTCTCATTATACCGTTTCTGCATTTTCTCGACTTCCGTCTCACGTGTATAGAACTTATATAACCCATAAGTCGCAGTTCCAACAGCAGCGGCGAATAAGACATACGGATTAGCCAATGCCTTACCCGCGCCCTTAAATGTTGAGATGATATTCTTTTGAACTGTTGCAAATATCTTACCTCTTGCGGCAGCAATAGCCATAGAATTAGACAATACAATATTTGCAGCAGCAGCTAATTTCTTTTCAACTACTGCTTGTCGTAAAATCATTATATTAGCCCGTTCTAACATATTAACCACAACTATAGCCGCTTTGTATGTCCCATAGGTAGCTACTAAAGATGCAATGATTGCTCCAACCTCTTTATAGTTTTCAATAATAGATGTTACAGTCGATATTGTCATAGATGCAATTCCCTGCGTATCTTCTCCAATAGAATTCAACATAGAATCCCAAGCATCACCCAAATTAGAAATTTGACCGGACAATGTCGTAGATTGCATTTCCATCAAGTTATAGAATTTACCACCCTCATTAGTCATATTCTCTATAACCTTCTGCAATTCAGGGAAGCCGACTTTACCTTCAGTAACCATCTTTCTGATTTCTGATTCTGTTTTTCCCAGTTCTTTTGATAATTCAGCAACCAAAGGAATACCACGCCCCATGAACTGATTTACATCTTGCGTGAATAATCTTCCTTGCGACATAGACGTACCATATAGATAAACCAACTCACCAAGCGGAATAGAAAGACCAGATGCAATATTCCCCAAACGAACCAAAGTTTCATTCACTTTGTCCGCTGAAGTTCCATAAGCAAGAAGCTGTTTTGCCCCGCTTGTTACTCCTTGTAAATCAAAAGGTGTTTTTGCTGCCGTTTCCACCATTTGAGCCATTAAAGCATCGGCTTTTTCTTTACTACCCAACATAGTTTCAAAGGAGATATATGTTTTCTGGAACTCTCCACGGACATTTATCATATCGGTAACTAACCCTTTTAGTGCGGCAGTACCACCAATAACACCCAGCATCTTCGACAGAGATAAGTTGAATTGCCCTGTACCATCTAAAGCCCTACGTATATTTTCCTCATAGTTACCAATCTCCATTTTTTGGCGGGTATAAGCATCCGAATTCAACTTTAAATACCGGGTATTTTCTTGAATCTTGATATTTAGTTTCGTTCTAGCACCAGTTTCTCTCTCTTGTTGGTCTGTTACATTAGCTTGAGCGAAACGGAGTACTTTTAATTGTTCACGAGCTTCTTTTATTGACTGTACTTGAGTTTTTAATGCAACTGAAATCTGGTCGTCAGTATAGGTTTTAGGAGAACGGGGCGCTCTGCCTGTCCCTTTCTCTATCTGTTTTTGTAGTGCTTCATATTTTTTGATAAGAGAGTCTATTTCCTTTTGCTGTTTTTTTATTTGTTCAGAAGAAGCTTTTTCCTGGTCTATCCTCGCCTGTTGGGTTTGTACATATTTGTCTTTATATTTTTCCAATTTCTTTAAAGCTGATGATAATTGCTTCTCAAGAGCTTTCACAGCAGCATCACTATTTGGAACACTTGCAATCTCAATAAGAGATTTTTTTAATCTATCTATTTCTTGGCGCAGTTTTATAATGTCTTTGACATTAACATCTGCGGTAAATTTCATTCCTGCCATGTGACTTTTACGTTTTCGTTACCAAATGATTCCTTTAACTCTTTCTCCACGATTAGGCTTGCCGAATCCAGAACGTCAAACCCCTTGCTAGAAACAAAGCTCGCATACTCCATTCCATCAGCGAACACAACACCGTTTTTGGGTAGCTTCCCATATATAAGCAAGTTCTCTGTCTTGCCTTTAGCCCCCGCATGTTCGCTATCTGCCGGAACATATAGATAAACGATATTCCCATCACGAACTACAGCAGCCCCCGGAGCATTACGAAGATTCCACGTATGGTTCTGATAAGTTTTCTTGCTACTCACATTTCTTTCCTTTTGAGTGTCAACTGCATTATGCGCCGCTTCCTTCATAAGCTCATTTGCATAATCGTCCACCTCTTCAACATACTCGTCCAGGCCCGACAAATCAACCGTTACTTTCATTACTTATCAAATTTCATATTTTCACCAAAGAAATCCTTATCAGATACTTCCTTAAGCACCTCCCCATCGTATACAGCGTGCAACTTATCTTTTTGCATGATGATCAAATTGCGATATGGGATTTTATAAACTACTTCATCGTAAGAGAGATGAAGATTTTCCATGAACGACGCAATTTGCCCTAACATACAATCATTTCCTATAACTTCTGTTTTGCTGTCAGATTTGCTACGTTCTTTGCTAAATCCAACAGCATTGTAAAATTTTCTACAGAAATTAGAGAATAAGCGGCTGTAAGCCCACAGAGCACTTCTTCCAGAGTTCCCTTTGATAATTCATGTTCAAGACTATCATCCCCTTCAATAAACCAAGAAAGTGCACGAGAAGCAACGGAAATATCCTTTAACGAAGAAACAATACCCGCAATATCCTTGCTATCTTCTAGAATAGCAAGATAAGCCGAGGCGCCAGCGATTTTATGGATAGTAGGCGGGTTTACACGGTACATTTTCCCGTTTACAATTATAGGAATGAAATCTTTGCCTGTGATAGCTTCAGATACAAGTATAGCTGCTTTATTCATAATGATATTTATTAAAAGGGGGCGAGAAACACAAATCCTCACCCCTCACCACTTTACAATATAGATAATGTCTCTGACGGTTGCTTTCCTTCTTCTCCTGAAGAGCCATAGTTTACAGCACTCCCAGCGTTCACCCGCCTTGATCCAGCTGAATAACTATTTAGAGTAGCCGATTCAGAAGAAGCAATCGCCACTTTTTCATCAGTTCATGCAGCATCTACCTTTTCGCCATCAAACAGATAGTCGCTCTTAACACCGGAGTTAGGATTTTCCATAGCCACCGCTGTTACACCCAGACCGATATTCTTTTCTACCGCATTACCTTTTGCGATAACAGCAGCATTGGTAAATACGATATAATTTCCTGTTTTTGTTTGGCCTACGATTGCCTTATTTACAATTCCCGGAGTGTCAGAAGAAGCCCAGCCTGCATCAGTATCAACCTTTTCACCACCTTCCAATTCTACTTTATCATCAAAAGAGAAAACGCCCATAGTGAAAGCAATTGTTTTAGCTCCTTTTTGAGTAACATCACGATAATAGATACTACCATTCAACTCGTTGATATAGTCGGTATAGGTCGGATCATCTTCTGTATACGCCCAAGTATCTTGATGAGAGTTTTCAACTTCCGTAGCAGCACCTAACCACGTTTTAAGACTTGATTTAGTCACAGCAGAAGTTATAACATCACCGTACCAAATCTTTTTAATTCCAATAAACGGTTTCATATCTTTTCAATTTACGTTTAGAGTTTCAAATAATAATTTCACATTTACATAGTAACAACATAATTCTTTGTCTTCTTCTATTCCGATACTTTCAGAAGAGTAACGATACCAGGAGCCGTCATATTGGGAAACAACACCATCTTTAAAAAACGTCTTTGCTTTCCGTTCCAGCTCATTCAAGCGAATCAAGCTTGCTTTTTCAGACCTTGTTACAGGAACGCAGAAGTTTACTTCAACATATCCTTTTTCCCAGTAAGCATCCGGTTGTTGAGTTTTGGGGTAGATTACAATTCTTTCGGTCTTTACTTTACCTTCAGGGATATTTCCCCGTTGATACATTTCAGAGATTCCAAAAGACTTGCAATCTTTAAAAATAATATTCGCTATGTCAGTCGTTACAATCATACCCAAATATCACATCTACCCTTAAATTCCTCCGAATAGCATTCGGCATTCTTCTTCACATCTCCCTCTCCTACAATATTCCCTTCGGTGTCCAGACATCTGATATGAGATCCTAAAATAATCTTTTTACCCTCATAAACCACATGGTAATTATATACCCAGCGTTCACCATTGACAGAAACTTCTTTCTGTTGGGAGTTGTCATGGCAGAAGCAATCTGTTACATCCTGCCAATACTCTCCACCGGTTTCCGGTATTGGTCGGTTATACTCGTCATTCTCTTCCGGAGTAATAACCTGTAATTGCAATTTATGCGGATGTTCTTCTAGCATATCACCAAAATGTTACTTTAGGTTTATCTGTATTCAGTTCATCTTTCAGTCCATACTTATTGCATAAAAAAGAATAGTATGACTTTATCCCGGAAATATCCCAAGAAAGAGACTTTGAATGACCGTTTTCTGATACCGATTTAGAAGTAGCTCTAAGCAATAAGGAGGGAATAAATCTTGCAATCGCAACAGAGATAGACTGTAAATTGTCTTCAGTCATTTCCCCGTCTGGATCAACCCCTGAAGAAAGATTCATCTCTACCAAGTCAGCCTCCGACAATGATATGCCGAATGACTGAAACTTTTGCTTTATGTAGTCACTAATTATCATACTTACGCATTCATCGTATCCAGGTCAAAAATTACAATCTTATTGGGAGATGTAAATTCCGGGATCCATTCGGCTCCATATTCCATGAACCTGCCTTCATCCGTACGTATGTTGGAAATATACATACCACCTTCTGAACGGGTGTAAGTCTTTCCCAGAACTGGATCGGTAATTTCATACGGAGTATGCCAGCGCATCTTTCCCTGTTTAGGAGTGGTAAACAAAGAAATACGGTTGTCTTTAAATACCTGTTTGAAAGTGCCGTCTGACAATTCTACCAAATCTTCGTTGATTACGATAGGCGGCAAGCCCAATCCTCTAAAGATAGTGGTCGCCATCTCACTAGACATAAGCCCGGCAGACAGTTGGACTTCTTTAGAATCAAAGCTTTGTTTGTAGAATTCTCCGAAGTCCTTTGATCCAATAATGCTTTTGATAAAAGTCTTTCGGGACATTTCCATAGAAACGAACATGCCGAAATTAGTACGTAATTCAACGGTTTTCTCCATAAGATAACGAACAAAATTCAGTTTGTCTGAAACTTGCGGAGTGATACGATGAACCGGAAGTTCCATTTCAAGCAATTCAATTCCTTGCGGATTATCGTCTACCTTTACCGATGCTTTACCATCAGAACGAAGATCACCGTCCACAATATCCATACGTTTGTGTGGAGCAAGCAATACCTGACGCATATCATCTACAATATAGTTGATAATATCGTCCAGTGCAGCCCGTTGATCTGGTGTCTTCGCCTGATTGAACTTATTGATTAGTTCTTGAAGCATATCGAGTCTATCGTTGTCCATCTGGTATCTATCCCCCATATAGGCAACTTCGCCATATCCAGAACCCAAAGATTTACGCTCTCTTAACGGCTTGTTAGAGTTACGGTCAATTACAGAACCGGCAACAACACCCGTTACTGTTCCCAAATATGTTTTGAACACACGGGATTTCGTTTCCTCAAAATCGAGGTGCTTTTTCCAAAAGATTTGATCCAGTCTTAGAGCCTGCACACGGTCGATAACCGCTTTCACCACTCCCGGATCATTCAGTAATGTTTGAATAGTCAAATACATAGTTCCTCCTTTCTTTAATAAGTGAACATGAATCTGTCACCCAAAGTCTCCTTATCCTTATCGGAGATAGGAACAATGAGTCTTGTCGGTCTGATCTCGTACGCTTGGCCTATAGCGGTAACAGTTGCACCCGCTTCTACTTTAGTCCATGCATAATTTAAAGCTGTTGCTGTTGCTTTTGCCGTTTTACCGGCTGCGGCAGTAGCTTCAAACAATACCGCATCCTTTTCTGCGGCAAGCGTTGGCGAAGCGGCCAGAGTAACGGTATCATATTCCGCATTACTTTTGTCGATAGCTTCAATTGTACCACCATTTGTACCATTACCAATATGCATACCGACGTACGCAAGAGAATTTTTCTTGATCTTCAACGAAGTAGAACCGGCAGTGATCTTCTTGGCTACTTCAACGTTCAAAACAGCTTTTGCCGTTCGTTTCACAAAATCAAGAACCAAAGGGGTAAGAGGCGGGATCTGCGCAACCCCTGTCAAATTCGAAATATCCAGATTGAAACCACCGGAATATCTATAAACCGTTTCAAAACGGCACATTTCCGGCATTTGTCTCTCAATCGGATTTAAATCATACTTAAAACCTGCTGGCATAATTAATCCTGTTTAGAGTTTTTAATTTCTTCAGTTCCCTTGTTTATCAGGGCGGCAATGTCATTTGAATTGTTTTGCTCATTGCTTCCCGATTCGGGAGTTCTCACATCTTGAAATCCTGCGTTGGCAAACGTCTGCTTTGCATCCTTGAAATAGTTATCCAAGTTTACATCTTCGGGAATATTCAACATAGGAACAAGGTTTTCGGGAATACCATACTCCTTCGCTTTACCTATGATTTGCTCTTGACGAGTGGCTTGTGTCTTCTCTGTTTCAAATTGAGTAAGCTTATCAGAAAGAGGTTTAACGGCTGCATTAACTGCGTTCGCAATGATGGTCGCTATATCATCTTTCTCTTCTTCCGGCTTCGGTTTTGGGTTAGTATTGGGATTCTCGATTTTATTTTTCAATTCGTCCAATTGTTTTTGTAGACCCGATTTTTCGTTTCTAACAGTATCAATGTCTCCTTGAAAAGCCTTCAGAAGTCCTTCGACCCCACTAATAGCAGTTTCTATTTGACTTTCTTCAGTTACGGTTTTAGACAAGTAGTCAGCCACCCCGTCAAACGCTTTATCACCAAACCCAAAGGTTTTATACTTCGTTTTTAGCGCTACTAAGATTTTTCCTTTCATACTGTATGAATTAGTTTTGATTTTCAACAGCATAAAGTTACACTCAAAGAAGAAAGCTATAAAATTATTATATGAGGGATAAACCACAATTGAGCAATTGTGGGAAATTAGTTGTTATAAGTTTATTTTTTAGAAGGGAAATGAGATAAAACGGCAAAATAAAAGCGGAGGTTACTCCGCTTCTATAAATTATACGATATTAGGATGTTTCTTCAAATATAAATCTCTAAGATATATACTCATTAGCTTTATTATAGATTGCATTGAAATCCTTACATCTTTATCTTCTCCTGAAGAAGGGTCTTTTAATTGAATTGTATCAGGGGAATAGTATATAAATTGCTTTATATCGGCAAACATTTCATTTCCCATGTTTCTCAAAAGATAACTTAAAGCTTCTTCCTCTACATCGTAAGCCGTTTGAGGATTTATATCTTCCAGTTCTTTAATCAAAAAATCAATATTATTATCTATCGTCTTTTTGGCTGATGATTTCTCAAATAAAACCTCGCCAAGAGGAGTCATTTTTAATGGACTTGCTTTTTTTGCTAACTTATCAATCATATCATTATCAAATTTCATTAACCATTTGTTTATTTCGACAACCATATCATTGGTAGAGCTTACAATTCTTTGTAATTCATTATATCTTTGCCCAGAATCACGAATGTCATCTTTATGTTTATCACAAGGAAGATTCTCAACCTTATTCCTAGTTTCTTCTAATTTAGCATGATACTTTGACATCTTCCAACTCCCAATGATTGCTAATACTATAACAGCTATCCATGGAGCATTGTTTAGTAGATATGTGATTACTGGAGCCATATTTTGTGTTTTAGTTACTTTTATGTTGTACTATTCTATGTTTCGTTAATACAAATATACGACAACGACAACAAACAACATCCTTATCAAGACCTTCACGCACTTTAAATATCCCTTTACTATATTAGGTTGAAACCGATGTTTTTTATCGGTCGTTTTACCTTTTTCGTATAAGTCCGCTAAATAATCTTTTTCAAATTCTACATTCATAGCTGTTTATTAATGCTACAAAGATAGTATTTTATTTTTTAATTCGCACATTTAGCGAATTTATTTAAGATAATATTAGAAACAAAAACCGCCCCTCTTGCGAAGGGCGGGAATGAGTTACAATGTTGACTCCGAGAAATCCAGTTCGTACACGATCATCTCATTATACACAAAGAAGTATCCTTCATAACATCCCCAAGTTCAGATAACGCAAATGATAAGGTTTTAAGTTCTTCTTGGGTAAAATCAGCAGGCTTGCCATTTATCAGATTCCCGTTTATCCGCTGATATAACCATTGGCGAGACTTACCAAAATAATGTTCTGCTATATAAGACATTGAAGCAAAATCCAAAACTTTATCTAGTTTTTCTTTTCTTTTTTTATCGCAAATAAAAATCCATTTTCCTTTGTTCAAGACAGTGCCAGAAGCGAAGTAACCAACAAATTCAGTTGTTACTTCTTCCAATTCTGTATGAGTGTTTAAATAATCATAGACTCTTGAAATCGCATTTAAAGATATTGTATAACCCCCGTATTTTTTCTGACTACACACTCTCATTTCTGTTCTTTTTGACTGATTCAGAAGATATAGAAACCTCACTCTTTTCTTCCTCCTCAATCTCTTTCAGGACTTCATCCACCCTTTCGGCATTACCGGCAAACAAAATTCCCTCTCTCCGGGACCATACTTTACCTTCTATTGCACTAACTGCCGTTGCTACTCGTTCATCAATATCATCAATCATATACGGAGCCAAATCCACGTCAATATCAATAGTCTGGGACGCCTTGTCAAATTCGGATGGGTTAATATCCGCCAAAGCTGATACCAAAAAGTTTACCCTCCGTTGAAAGAACTCTCCAATTACTTCCGCATGATTAGATACCGCCATGTGCGCACCCATAAAAATATACCTGAACGCTTTCCCTGAAATGGCATTTCCAAGACCTTTCAACTCTTGCGGTGATATACGTGGAGTATTCGTCAGATCGTACGCCCTGTTAGTAAGCCCTTCAAGTTCCAATTTAACCGTATCAGGAACCTGATTCCAGGTCAGATATTGAGCGTTCGCCTTATCTCCGGTCAATTGTATGATCCTGTTTCGTTTCTTTCCTGTAAAGCCTGACACATCCCCAAAGAGCATTAAATACGGGAAGAAGTGATAGTCTATACAATCGGCATAACTTGATAATATCTTCTCAATGCGTACCCGTATGGTCTTTATCTTATGGCAATAAGTCTCCGGACGATAACCATATAAAACAGGTAGCTTTTTGAACCCGTGCCTGAAAGACTTCTCTTCTACCGCTTCCCACCCATTCGTATTTTCCCACTGGTAAACATGGGTAGCAGTAACAGTTTGAAAGCATACTATTTCTACATCGTCCAGATCTTTCTTTTTATATTCACGTGAGAAAGCAACCAAATCTCCGGCATCATCAAAGAAAGGGTAAAGTTTATCTCCCCTGAACGGAGACCATATTACGCTGCGGAGCTTATTTTGCGGTCTTACACTTCCTCCGAAAGCCCTCTGTATTTTATTCCAGAATTTAGTCCAGAACGAATCATCTTTGACTGCATACCAGTATTCGGCACATTCCTGTTCAGAAAGCCAAGAACGAACGATACGTTTATTCTGGTATTTTATTTTATTCTTCTTCAATACTTGTTGAATAGCATAAAATAACCCATTTTCATCCTCATTTGACGGAACGCAATCCATCTTAGGCTCAACCCCTACTGTAAACGCTGTTTGAATATTGGTTATATCTTGCTCCAACGGAATAGATATACGGTTACACGGTTCTGTACGTTTTTTAGCTGGGATAGTAGTGCTTTTACCGGTACTATCATTCCATTCTTCCCTTTCCTTCTCTTCAACAACTTCGATGTCCGGGTATTTTTCTTTATCCACAATGATTTCATGCAAATCAGCGTTCCAATCCTTCCAGTTTTCACCGGTATTGGGTTCCTCCGTTTTACGTCCTTTCTTCAAATATTCGATCTTCTGATCTACATCTTCTAATGATAAAATCTCTTCTAATGTCATATTGATATATTTTTAACGTCCAAAAATCCCCGAATAATCCTTGGGTTTCTGAATTTTACCAAGAAGCTCACCCAATACATAATAACGAGCTGCATCGATGGCATGGTTATCATGATCTTCCGGTTCATTTATATAGTTCCCATCCTTATCTTTAGCCCACACATATTTCCGTAGTTCTTTTTGAAGATTGTATGAACGTTTAGTTACAAAAATCTCCATGGTCTTCATTTTGTCTATACCTGCGTTAATAGAACCCGAACCCTTTTCGACAGGATATATTTTTATCCCTCCATTGTGTATCTCTTGAATCAACCGTGGATCAGCACTATCGGCTATAACCTTCAATCCCCATGGACGAAGCGTTTTAATGATATCAGAGGAAAGAAGCCCGGTACGGTAATCTATTTCATCCAAGTACAAAGCATTATCAATAATTCCGCAGCGAATAGAGGCGGACGGGTCATGAGTATACCCGAAATCTTGCCCAAAAGCAACCTTTTTGCACCAAATCGGAAACTCATCAACAATGCCCCACTTCTTGAACACAGCACCTTCCGCCACGTCAGCCCACCGGCCGATAACCACGTGAGCATATTTATCTGGATCATTTACTTTCATATCCTCAACCTCTTTCAGAAACTCCGGTGAAAGATTTTCCAAATTATCAAAATAGGTAGTGTGAATATGAAGTACATTCGGGTGAGTGGAGATTTGAACCTGTACACCGTCAATCTCTACCAGCTTATGAGTTTTCTCGATAAACCGCTTATAAACCCAGTGATTGTTATCCGTAGGGTTCATCACTATAATGATACGGTTCTGTATTCCTAATTGACGGATTGAAAGCATGATTGTTTCAAACTCTTTTTCTGAAACCCACTCCTCTGCTTCATCAACCACAAATGTAGTAATACCGTGTATGGATTTTAATTTGGCTGTTTGTATTCCCGAAGAAGTCTTGATTCCACGGAACATTACGCATCCACCGCTTCGCAAGTTCTTTACATCAGTTTTTGTACTCTTGAAAAACTTGGAATGTCCGTCCAATTCCACCTTTTCCATAAATTCGGGAATAACGGATATATGAGCGGAAACCATCGTATAGCGTGTATATAGGATTTGGTGTACAATCCTTTTTGCAGGTGAAGGATGGCGAACCTCAAAAAGAAGTCTTTCAATGAAGGTGGAAACATTGAAGCTCTTTCCACTGCCACGCCCTCCGGTCACAAGGATAATAAATTTGTCCTTGTTGCGGTACAAAGGTGCATATATCTTTTGCGGTTCAATCTTCACTTTCGTTTTCCTCCATCCATTTATCTATGTCGATACCGTTTTCGGAATACAAGGTGCTGTCTTCATCCTGTGCAATAGGCGCACGTCCAAACAGCCTATCTTCCATGCCATCCAATACGTCAGTTATGCCCTTTGCCGCGTTCCGTTTCAACCCTCTTGCAAGGATAAGCACCCACATAGGAGTGTCTTTCTTGTCTATGATTTTATCTATTTCCGACGGCGTGCACTGAAGAAGGTACAACTTGACCTCGTTCCATTCCTCACGCGACACGTTGTAGGCTTTCTTGGCAATGGTGTATAGTTTGGGCTTCCTGCCACGGTTTGCGGGCTGGTTGGTACTCGAAAAGCGGTTGCCTTTGCCTTTAATATGTTCGTATTCTCCTGCCAAAACGCTTGTTTAACGGTTGATTTTAATTATTCAAATACTTATTATTGCTTTTGCAATTTCACTATTGGTAAATCTAACAGGACGGGAACCACCTTTTTTGTTCAGCAATAAATTTCCTTTACTATCGTATGCAACAGCCGTTTCATATTTATTTCGCCTTATAGTTTCTTCTGCTATGGCAATCGCTCTTTCTTGTTTACTTCTGTTTTTACCACCACCGCCCCTTATTTCTCCCGAAGTCTTAGCCATTATCGTTTTCTCCTCTTTTTTTGCGGAGTCACCCCCACATATCCACCACGTCCAGCTCTAAACTCCCGTGCGTCTTTCCTTTCAAATTCACGAGTCAAATCACGGTTATAGATATCATATTGAGTGCCGCGTTTTGTGTCCTTGTCAATGGCTGCCGTTGTCGCAAAGCCCGATTTTGCCGGACTGTCAAAACGAGAAGCCACCTTATCAATCCATTTTTCCGCTTGCGATTGTGTACGGAAGCTCTTTTGCAACCACCTTGTATCCCCTTGTCGGTTTTGTACTGCCACAGACGCTTGATAATTTCCTCCACTACTTCGTGAGGAACTGCCACTTCTTACTCCTCCACTTGTTTTAGCCATTCTTACCTCCTTTCTTGATTTTCTTCACTCTGTTAGCCATGAACTGCTCCACATAAAGCACATTGTTCTGTGTACACAGTTCTTTTATTTGCTCACCACCGCCGTAAACAATCATGTTGGGGTTATCCTTTCCTGATATTTCACGGGCGATTTGTATTTCCATCTTCAAATATTCCTGCCTATCAGCATAGCCACGTGTGGCAAAAGCGTTGTAACCGTCAGGAATGCCAAAACGGTTGTACTTATAGAACTTTTGCGCCACATTGAGATCAGCATACACCTTTGCACCACACTCTTGCCAAAAGCGAGCTATCCAACGCTTCATATAGATAAGCTGCAAACCATAGGCGATAGGGGTAGTATCGAACAAAGAAAGGTTAGGCTCTACCAATTCGGTACAACCACTATCCAATACCGAAACGGGATTATTCCAAATGTTGGTGAAACGGTAATCTTCCACGTAGAAATGATAGGTCGATATGCCTTTCTTCGCTCTTGTGTCCGCTCCCCACCCGGCAAACGGAAGAAGCAATCCGCTTGTTGGCTGATGGTCGATGAGCAGGTTCGGTATGTCAAACTCATTGTTGCTGTCATATATGCGGTCGCCAAGCATCATATCGTAAAAATCAACCTTCTCTATATCCTCTTCACTTTCTTCTTCTGACTGAGCCTCCGATTTGCTACTCTTTGGCTTCTGTTCTGCTTCCTTCCAGACCTCAAAACCCCAATCATTGAGCTCCTTGCTATCCCAGTCATTGGCAATCATATCCCAGTCAGTCTCTCCGAATGGATTATTATCTTGAATAAGCATCTGACGAAGCTTCTCTATCGGCATATTTTCCGGTAAAATACAGCATGGCACCTCTTTCCATCCTAAATGCCTATAAGCGTGTAAACGCATATTGCCGCCAATTACAATATATCCATTATTATGCGGGTAAACAAGAATATCCCTTGCCTCTGTCATTTCGGGAAGCTCTTTTATTGATTTACAAAGCTTACGAAATCTTTCTCCTTTGATAAGCCTGGGGTTCTTTGGCAATCTCTCTATTTGACCATCATTGGGATACACTTTAGATATTGCTATATTTTCTCTTTTTATCATACCTTGTTTATTATACCATTGTCTTTCAACCGAGAAATAATTCCAGTGTAAATATACTCTATATCCTTCCGAAAGTCCTTATAATTATTGTAGAGAACAACCACAGTTTCGATATTGTGGGAAATAAATGTTTTATCGCTGATATTTACCGACTCGGCAATCTTATCCCGAAGTCCTTTGGGCATTCTCCCACCGGCCAAGACACTGGGAGCATAAAGGAAAAGAATAATAAATATAAACTTCTTTCTGATATGAACGCTATCCTTATTTCCCGGACAATCCCTAAAGTCCTGTATTTCACAAAACCATTTATATATGGATGGAATATAATCCAGATCTGACATAATAGGAGCAGATAATTCAGACTCTCTTTCTGACAATATGGATTTTTGCTTTCTAATAGATTTTAACTCTGATATTTCTGAAAACATAGTACGATTATTTAGAAGTAAATAGTATATTTGTACTATGAATTATGGAAGGGCGTCTATCTGGTGGTTCGGGTGACGCTCTTTTACTTTACACTCTTCCCCCACATTTCCGCATTATACAGGGCATAAGCATATAATTCTATCTCTTCGCTGGTTTCCAGGAATTCCACTTTCATGGCTTCCTTCATACATTCCGCCAATAGGTTGCTGTTTATCTCTTGCTTCATAATCATTTTAAAGGATCAATTATTTATTCTCCGTCTTCTATTTTTCTTTTAAGATTACTGTATTCATCCTCAATGCACTTGCTTATCTTGGCTGCATCTTCGTAACGTTCAGACTCTATCAGTATTCTTTTTATCTCTTCAAGCTGATTGATGTATACGATGTCATTGCGATCCGTTACGTGCTGAATATAACTTTTGATGCCATTCAGCTTGTCCTCCATGCGTCTGTGCCATTTGCTTATCAAAATTACAACAATGGCAACGGTTGTGGCATTGAGGATGAATAACGCTATTTTAAGTATTAATTCTGCTACTTCGCTTATTGGCATGGCTATTCCTCCTTATTTAAATCTTCACAATGCAACTTATAAGCATAGGCAAACATCTTCAAAGTAATAGGTTCAAAGTGAAAGTCTGCCTGTTTACCTTCTACTACAACAGAAACGCATAAATTTCCATCACAAAAATCAATATATGCCACAGCATCGTCATTCCCTCTGATAGAAAAGGTTTGTGTCTGTACGCTATCCATGATTCACCTCCTTCTCTTTAAAGTGTTTGATTAACTCTTCTACGGTAGCCTTGTGACAATAAAGTGATTCTATCTGAGTTCCAACATGCCTTCCTCCGTTACGATCTGTAGATTGAAACCAAGTATCTTTAGGAATATAAACATATATTTCTACATCCATTATAAACCATTGATACTTGTCTGTATCATCCCTGAGTGAAGCGATAGACAAGAAAAGCTCCTCGTTATCTCCGCAATCAATTCTTCCAGCACAATTCCATGTGTGATGAGGATTTGTATCATCAAACGCCCCTTTAATAATAATATGATAATTGCAGTTAGCTGGTGATGTAGCAATACAAAACCTTTCATCTTCAAATACATCAGTAGGATGGTTGTATCCTAATTCTTCCAGCTTCTTCCGAAGCTCCGGTGTATTGCGTCTGATAAACGCTGCTGTTGTAAATCCCATAATTTGCTATTTAATCAATCCATATAACGTTAAGAATCGCCACAAGAACGGACAATCCGATTGTTCCTAATGTAAAAGCACCAAATCTGCCTACGTACTTTTTTAACTTTTGGTTATTCTTAGATTCTTTATCCCATTGTAATGCAATTGTTAGTCCTAATTGTACAAATATCATTGTTATTGCTATTGAAAATAACACTTTTAATAAGTAATCCATAGTTATTCCTCCCATTCTTCGTCTTCGTATTGCATACAATATCCTAATAAGTTCAACTCTGGATCGTCCAATAAACATTCTTCTTGGTGTACACAATTCATGCAACACCATTCGTCTGATAATATACTCATTGTTATTCGTTTTAACTACTTTGTTACTATTGTTCTATCACCCCTTACTACTTTCATCTTAGGCTTTTTAAACTGTTTGTCGCACGATGTATAAGGAAGCCAATACGATCTATCTTCATAATAATCTAAGTCAATGGGAACAAGATGAAATAATTCGTGATCAAAGTCTACTCCTATCAACATACATTCAATATCTATTTCTGGGTGCTTTTGGTGCCAGATAATGATTTCGCTATGCCGATAAGAGTAATGAATAAATTGATTGCGAGTCATGATTAAATCATTTTTTGTTTTTAATTGTTACCTTAGTTATTTCCATATTAATCTCCTTTCTCTTTAATCCGTTCTAGTACATCTCTGTTGGCTTCAAGTATTTCATCGAAAGAAGGGATAGGCATCCATCCGACAACATCATATACATATCCAAATCCATATATAAGCCAGCTCTTGTTTCTTAAATTGCAACAAGATTCACAGATTAACCCATTATTACGGACAACTAAAACACGTTGTTTTTCTTCCGGCAATCGTTCTTTCACGCTTATCCAAGGAGATTGCTTTGCGTGCCATTCTGCACCACATTGAAAATCTTCCATACAATCAGATTTCCGACTAACATAGTTATCTGGATCAACCTCCTTTAAAACCTCTTTTCTAAACTTTGTTTTATTAGTAGCATAGTCGTATGCTGCTTCTTCTAATGTCTGTTTCATATTACTCTGTTTTACGGTTTTCTCTTAATTTTTCTTCACTGACGGTAGTATTAGAAATTATATTTGTATTATTGGGTTTGCAATACAAACACATTTGGGTAAAAGGTGAATATACCCTCCCACACTTCGGACAAATCCAACCTTGCTGCCCGAACACTCCGTTATACGGATTGATTACGCTTGATTCTTGTTTCATATTATGGTTTATTAGATTAGTATTTCTTCCCGTGCATTTTTTCACGGAGTTCGTTATACTTCATTTTCTGCTCGATATGCCAGAGCAAATCTATGTTCAGATGCTTGGCAAGTCCGAAAATCTTAATGAATGAATATACTATATCTCTGTCAATAAGACTTTTGGTGATATTGAAAATGGATTCTGTAATTGTCTTATCTATGAATATACTTGAATATTCTTCAAGCACTTCATCGTCCAAACAGTCATTCTCCAACTCAATCTTACGCAGTCCGCACAAGTCAAGCAAGCGGATAACAGCATCGGCCAATTCTTCCTCCACACTTCCTTTGATATGAGACTCAAATGCGGTTAGAAACCATTTGTTATATTCGTACAATGAGGCACCTATAGGAATTTCCCGTATGATTTCATCATATTCTTTCCTATTGCTATGGCGATTACCCCTATCCGCTTCCACAGCCTCCATTAGCTCCGATATTACTAGGCAAAGACAATGTTCATTGCTCAACTCCTGATCGTGAAATCCGTGCTCACAAGCGTTTTTGTAGGCCATATCACGGAGGGTATTCAAATCTATTTTGCTCATCATATTTATCTTGAATTATTGAAATAGTGCTTGCTGTACTTGCGACAACACAAATTTATTCGCATCAGCAAAGAACTTTTTTTTAATCTCAAATCCGTATGCCCTGCGTCCCAACTGGGCAGCAGCTAATAAGGTAGAACCGCTTCCGGCGCATGGATCAATAACGACATCACCTTTGTCGGTGAATATCTCTATCAGTCTACGAAGCAAAGGAACCGGTTTTTGCGTGCTATGAACCTTCGGAGTTTCATTGTCCACCACCCAATCAAAGCAATTGAAGATCATCCGACCATCGTTGTTAAACTTTGGAAGTTTATCGCGGTAAAGCAACAATCCATATTCACAATTGCCGACTATCTTCATATTGGCTTTCAAGACTTGCGCTGAAAAGTTCTTTCTGAATACAAGATTGATGTAATTATTCAGCCCATATCTTTTACCCAGTTCAATATACCGGAACTGGTCTTCAAATTCACAAAAGATTATCATGCAAGGCGCCTTGCCTTTTTCTTTGGGTTCCTTTACAAGCATCTGGGAGCAGAAGTGCATAAACTCGGCAGGGCGAAACTCTTTATCGGTATCAAAGAATTGTTTGCCGGCCTTATCACTTTCCCCGTTCTTGTTATCTCCGTCCACATACCATGAAGGGTTAGAAGCATAAGCACTATTGCCTAAATTATAGGGAACATCGGCAATAATTAACTGGGCTTTTGGGATTCCATAAGAACGGAAATTTTGGAAATGGTCATTGAATAACTTAGGTTTTATATTTTTATCCATTTTAATCCTCCTGATGTTTTACTCCTGCCATTTAATACTTGAGATATAGCCCCTTTACATAAACCTTTTGATTTTTCTGCTAATCTTACAGATTCAAAAACCTCGCCTGTGTTAACACATTTTACCATTGTATAAGAATGTCTCTTTTGATGTAATTCCCTATATGCATGTTTTAAATTATCACTTCGGCTACACCACTCTAAATTATCAACATGGTTATTGCATTTATTACCATCTTTATGATTAACTTGTTCAAGGTTTAAAGGGTTATTTATAAAGGTTTTTGCAACAAGTCTATGAACTGTGAAAGCCTTAGTTTTATTCCCTATTCTTAGCCAAACGATACAATATCCATTATTTTGAATACCGTATTTAATAATTCTTCCTTTATGTATACATGTATGTCCATTTTTACAATATCTTTTTCTATCAACAGATTTTATTCTACCAAAAGAAGATGCTTGGTATGAATAGTCTGTTTCAGGAATAATTTTCCAAACTTCTTGGAAATGATCATTATATAGTTCTATTTCTTTCATTTCTATTCTGATTTGAATTAAACTTCTTATTCGCAAAGTCCATGATAAAGGCTCATGCAACTATATCCACCTTCTGGCTCAAACATATCATCCATACCGACATCGTTACGGTTCACATACTCGAAAACTTCCTGTACTGTTGGGTAAGTTCTATTCTTGCAGAAGCGATTGGGGATGTAACCGGGTGAGAAGAAAGACGAACCCTTTGGGGTTTCTTCTTTCATGCGTTGTTCGGCATCTATCAAGCGGCTTCGTCCAAACTCTTCTTGTGAAATTAGCTTTACCTCTTGCTTCCTGCACATAATACAGGGATAGCAACCAACTCGGGAAAATCCACGATAATATAAAGGATTTGGATTTTGTCCAGCAGAAAGGATCTGGTCTATAACTTCTTGTGCCGACCATTGAAAGATTGGGCGAGAAACACTGGCATCATAATGTTTGCACCATTTAAGCACATCTTTTCTACGATAATCTTGCTTCCATACCTCAACAACCTTTCCTTTGCGATTCTTTTTCACACGTTCGAAATATTCTCCGAAGTAGTTGCACTCATAAGGAAGTTTGGCGCGTTCTTCGCTTTCTTTTGCTCGAATACCTTGAATTATCAAGCAAGGTTCAGTAAGTGAGAGAATATAATCAATCATCGGCTTTATTTTTAATTCAGAGGTGCAAAACCTTCTTTGGGAAGACGGGAATCGGGAACGTTTGATAGACATATCCACAAAATCAGTATATTTCTTACTTCTCAAAACTACTAATTTAACATCAAGCTGTTTGCACACGTCACTAATATGTTGATAGGTTTCGGGATGCTCCCAACCAGTATCACAGAAAACAGCTTCTATTTTATCGGCTCCGTATTTATTGGTAGCCTGGATTAAACAGGCTTGCGAATCCTTACCACCGGAAAAACTTACTATTATCTTCATTTGATTCCTCTCTTTCTTGTTTTACGCAAATCATTGATAATCATTCAAGAACTTGCAAGGTTTAATCAATTATCTAATTCTTCTATCGCTTTGAAAATTTCAAGAATCACCTGCGGAACTATGGCATTTCCATATCCTTTGACTGATTCCTGTCTCCATTTTGTGAAAGGAATGGTAAGGTTGTCCACATCAAAGGGAAGCCCATCATTTCCTCGACAAACAGGGGATTGAGTTGGGAATCGTGACCAGTCTTCTGGGAAATAAGGTGGTTCAATTGGCTTTTTCTCGATTTTCCGTCCTTCCTGTCCGCCGTAGTTCCTGTCTTGTAACAGCTCGCTGTCGGAGTAGGCAACATTCCGTTTACTGTCATTGCTGTCAAAGATGTGCCCATTTGGCTGTTCGGATTGTACTTTTTGCTGTATTTGTCCGCTTCTCGGGCATTGGGAGTAGGTAACAACCCCATCTTTGCTGCTAAAGCAATTGTTGGACGTTCCTTTGCATTGGGTGAGCGGCTCTTGTTTATTCTTCCCGTTCCGGCATCTATCGAGGTCGGGGTGGGGAGCATCATTCCTGTGAGCAACAAACCACACTCTGTCTCTTCTGTGGGGCGCTCCGATGGCACAAGCCGGAATAAGCAACGGTTGGACGGAATATCCTTCTCGTTCAAGGTCTTTACAGATGGTTTCGACGACATACTCTTGTCGTAACAATACTCTTTTTCGATTATCTTCTCCGAAAAGAGCGGTTTGGCTTCCCATTTCAGTCTCCTCGCCGGGCTGAACCATTGTGAGGATTCCAGCAACGTTTTCACCAATAACCCAAGTGGGTCGGATTTCGCGTATTGCTCGTAACATTTCCGGCCAGAGGTAACGGTTATCATACGCTCCCTTTCTCTGACCTGCAAGGGAGAAAGGCTGGCAAGGAAATCCGCCTGTGAGGACATCGATTCTTCCTTTCCATTGACTAAAGTCTGTCTTTGTAATATCTTCATAATGCTCTGAATCAGGAAACCAATATTTTAGTATCTCGTTGCAAAAAGAGTTTATCTCACAGTGAAAGGCATTTTTCCAGCCCAACCATGACGCTGCAACGCTAGGGGCATCAAAACCGCTAAATAAAGAACCGTGAGTTTTATTCATATCATTCGTTGTTTAATTAATTGTATCCATTAAGTAGTCTGATATTGCGTAGACTACCAGATAAAATAAGATGTTAACTCCTAGGAGAAGGAGGATATTTAGGAGCATTCTCATTGTTTGATTACATTTTAGCAATATAAGGAATTCCAACACGAATAGAAGCTCTTTCAATAGCATCCTTATCTCCGCTTTCCACAAGCTTTTTCTCTTGTTCAAGGTATTCGACATAAGATATACTATTGTTATCACGTTCTTCAACTTCTTTTTGACGCTGTAAACGATATTGTTCACGTTCATGCCGATCAATTCCTTTTCTCCTTTCCGATATATATTCAAGCATAGCACTTGTTATCTTCATAGGATCAATGGCTCCGTAAAACCTCCCATATTTGCCAGATTTAAAACGAGCTATGAAAAAACATATTTCAGCGGCATTGATATAATAATACTCCGAAAGAAATATTGCAGCCAATTCCTCAAGTTGAGTTTTGGCTATCTTTGTAGATACCTCTGCAAAATCATTCAACGTTCCAAATTGAATTTTAAGCCACTCTAAAGGCGTTTCATCCCCATAAGTAGAAGCCAAAAGCCCCAAACTTGGTATTTCAAGATTTAAAGCTAAATCTGCGTGTGTAGCATTACATCTGACAATTTTAAACTGCAAATCCGGGTTATAATCAAGAATGAACTGTGCCGGATCAGGGTATTTGTCCAATAATGCCCTCTGCTTCAAGCTCCTTTCTCTTTTTTGCGGCAGCTTCTCGGACGGTTGTAGCGACTGCAAGAACTGAATCACGTTTTCGCTGCTCGCTATCTTGTTGATTTTTACTAATCCTTGTTCCATTGTAGTTACCTTCTAAAATTTTAGTATAATTGGCCTGTTTGAATATCCAATCAAAGTCACACTTCCAGTTGCGATCATTTCCGCCAAGCAAGAAAGAACTTTGAAGAACAAGATTAAACACAGTCCTTACACTTTCCTTACTATATTGGGCTATGCGTGCCTTAACAGCTTTCTTACGTGTTTCAGTCATTGATTTTATAGCAGGAAGCTTATCTTTAAACAACTCATTGTACCAATTCATCAAGCCGTTATAATCAATATTTCCCGAAACAGAATGGAAAGAAAGCTCGCCTTTCTTTTCTTCTCCGTTAGGAGAAGTTTCTTTATTATCTTCCTTTTCCATTTCCATTTCCTCCGTGGTGTTCACATCGTCATGACATAGTGTTGACGTGGTGTTCACGTCGTCATTTTTTAAAGCCCTACTAATCAATTCATTAACTAAAGATTTATCTTTACTGATGTATGATTTATCGTATCTCTTATCAATGATCTGATGGCTACGAAATGTGCGGATAATGTAATAGCTTTCTTCTTTGTGAATAATAGGTATTAGCATCCGGGCATCTACTAAGGCATCTATCCATTTTTTTATTTCAGATACTCGTAAATTTTCATCATAAGGAAAAATCTGTGATTTAAGAAGTGCGGCATTGCTTTTAATTACACCAAAATCATCTGCGAAATTCCAACACCCAATAAAGAAAAGTCGACATGGAATAGGTAATTTCCCTATTTTTTCATCTTCCCAAAATTCGGGTTTAACTGTTCGTATGCGGGCCATGTTTATTATATAAATGTTTATCCATAATTAAAAGTTATTTAGGGATACCGATAAGTAGCCCTGTTGATTTATGCGGCATCTTTCCCTAGAAACTTATTCACAAAATAGATTTGTCCTTTCCCCGTAACCTTCGTTGTAGTAGTAACTAACACCGTCCCATCTGGCTTGGTTATTGTTGTTTGTTTTATTTCAAACAATCCTAATTCCATCGATTTTTGTGTAGGTTGATTATAATATTGTCCCTTCTGACAGAGATAGCCATTATCACGCATCCATGAGAACAAGCGATTTTGACCGATATTCACACCGTTCTGCTGTAGTATCTTCGCTAATTCAGCGATCAAACAAGAACGTTGGGAAGTCGAGACCGCATCGGCAAAAAGAACTTTAGGAGCGTCCTGTTGAATTTTACTTTCTGCTTCGATAAGGCGCTGCTCTTTTCGTTTCAGTGTTTCTTGTGCTACAATCAACGCACGTGCCATAATTTCTTCGGGAGTATCATTTTGCTGGGTTGTAATATAGCCGCCATGTTTGCGGATAGATGGAAGAACTTCGCCACATACCCAATCTTGGAAAGGTTCGGCTTGTGGTTTGTCCGAACGCATGATTACTTTATATAGATTCTTTTCTGTTACAAAATTCATCTGCTGTGCTCTACCCATTGAATCTATGACCCCAAACCGAATGGGGGCATCCTTTATTCTTGATTGTACGGCGTCTACTCTTAACTCAAGCACTTTACACACATCCGCCAAGCAGAATAATGGTTCTTCATTCTCATTCATCTCAATTCTTACCTCTCCGAATTGCTCATTCTGAAAGATTTTAATTTTATTCATAATATATTGATTTAAATTTTAGACAATAGCGATACAGGCGGAAGTATCTCATTCCGCCATTTAATTAGAATTTAAATATTCGATAACAAGAACTTTAGACAATCCTTATGCGGATCGTCCGAATGATGACTAAAATGGTAATCCTGGAATTGCTGGAATAATCCTTGCGAGAGTATGAAGGCATAAGCTTCATTCTTGCAATTCTTTTCTATTAGGAACTTTTCATAAGATACAGTTTTCGCACTGCTGGGCGCAAAGTTGGGGTTACTATTATTCGCCTTAACTCTGATTTCGTTGGTTCTTGGCATTGAACGAAATTTGAGTTGTTAAAAACAAGAAAGGCTATCGCCTCCCGTTCCGCCAAGAACCGACACCGTTAGAGATAACGAGCATCCAATGGGATTTGATAGCCTTATATCTTTGCAATATTACGCTTACAAACGAACATAAAAATATGCACGTTAATCTCTTTCAGAAGTCTTGTTCTTGGCGTGAACGCCGCAAAGATACGCTCAAATTTCAAAATACCAAATGAAAATCTTATTTTTCTGCTAAGTAACCATTCACAACCTCTATAAACTCCTCCAAAGAACGGCAGACAACATACTTATTTCCTACGGATTCAACAGCTTTCTGCCATTCCTTTTGACTGTCCTGTTGGCGTCCATTCGGCTGCTTCATTTCAACGCATAAGGAAGAGTAACAACCGTTAGACTTCAGAAGTATCAAATCAGACACTCCCGCCAAAGCTCCTTCCGCTTTCAATATTGCACCGGTAATATTGTTTCTGGCTCCTCCATTCGGAACGGAAAAGAGAAGTCTCTTATATTGCGGATATTGATACCGGAACCAATTCACGCATGCAATTTGGATTTTACTTTCAACGTTTCTCATTACTCCTTTGAAGTTTCTTTCTTGTTTTACGAATTATATCTTCATCTCTCAAATTATATCCCCTAATGAGGATTTCTGACGTTTTCAAGCACCGGACTATCGTCTGGTATTCTTGTTTGGTGATTGTTATTTTCATGAGGGGCGTAGGGGAATCGAACCCACCAACCATAATTGGGCAGTGCCAGCAATCATGATTAACTTGCCGATTGAAGCTTCATAAATCAACAAGCCCTTACAACGTATATTGTGCACTTATCCATAATAAGGAACACAGCCAGTGCTTACGCCCCATGTTCGCCCGCCAATCTTCACAGACAAGCAGGCTGGGGTAAAAAGGTTAACAAAGCTATCTCAATAGCTCACTCTTGCGGATTATAGCCCTACCAGTGACGATAGTATTCTCCGTATTGTGAGATAATGTACTTTGCTTAATTCCTATCTGATCCTCGGACAAATGCCGGAATATGCCCGTTACCGAACTGAAGTAATAGTTCCTCTTTTCGAAGATCAGATAGACATGGATTACTTTAGTTTTTCGCATTGTTTTATTTCAAAACTTCCAAATAGATGTTATTTGGAATAATACTTTCTAATATCCAGTTTTATTCAACCTCATAGCTTCCTTCTCGTAACTCAACAAAGTACGTAAAGCATCTAATTGGTGCGTACAGGCGGCATTAAGCCGATCAAGCCGATCCACCAAATACGACTCATCCTCCGCTATGCTGTCAAGCAAAGCGTTTTGCACCTTTGCCGATAAGCATTGCTCTTTCGCTATTGCGATGATGGTATTGCTTATCTCTGTAGATTTCTTCTTCCGGAGCAGCTTCTTCGCATCTGCAAGCATTTCACCGGACCGGTTCAAATACACCATTATGACTGATATTCTCTCTTGTATCTCCACAGGATTATTTGAGCAGGTAATATTCAGGTAATCGTTTATTTCGCTAATTTCTTTTTCCATAAGCTACGCTACCATTTTTTCAATTATTTCATTAGCCATCAGAATACGCTTCTCTATGAGCTTGAAATTCATATAATCCGGGAAGATTCTCACAATGTGAATAGGACTACATTGAAAGGGGCAATAAACCACAAAGTCACACCATTCTGCACCGGTCACCATCATGTGAGACTGACATTGGTAGAAATATTCAGGTTTAGCAAGAAGCAATCCGACATTGTCCTTCACCTCTTCTTTATATTTCATGAAAACATATTGGCTGGGGCATTTAATCTCTAATGTCCCTTTCTCTCCGTCATCGTTACAACAGAAACCATCGGGAGAAGAGCCAAAGAAAGGAATGTTAGGATGGATACAGAAGCCCGTTTCAATCATATTATTACCTTTCATTCTGTTATACAATTTGCGAGCGTCAAATTCCTGTGTATTACCCCATTCGATAGCCTTTGATGAAACTCCGACCTGAAATAGGTATTTTTCAAATAGATTATCATCATTGATAAAATATGGATTCATACTTCTTTCGGCTGCCAGTTGATATATATAGGATTTTGCGGTATCTCCGAACAAATCCTCTTTCTTCCTGCCGGATTTCATCAAGTCACCGACACGTGAGCCGGTGACATGACCTAATCGTTTTCTATACCATTCTAAAGAATGTTGAGCTTCCATTATGGCTGTATTTTAAATTATTCCTTTTTAGTTTCCTCTACTCCGGCAGCTTTTGCCGCAGCTTCGGCTATTTTATGATTTATAGCCTCTTTACTTTCACGTATCGGTTTCATTAATTCATCGACTGTAGTATCTCCGTCTTTCAGAGCCTGAATCGTTCCCATCAGCATAGATATTTCGTCAGCACCGATTTGGTTTACCGTTTGCTTTCCACACATCTTTACAACTTCTTCTTCGGTTATACCATAGTTATTTTTGAAGTTGTTCATCACCCCTGTTCTTACCTTTAAAAGTTTGTCGGAGTCAGATAAATCACCGGTTATAAATTTTTGTGCTGCGTAATACACTCTATCTGTTATAGCTTTAGGAATGACAGCGAATACGGCATTACGATAAGCGATTGAGTTAGCTGCGTTACCTGTAACTGTAATCATGTCATCAGAGAATCGCTGTCCGTTTTTGCCAATGATACTACGCCTGACTTCAAATGCAGAAGCGACATTAGTTTCCAGATCCCAACATGTCCCACGACTGATGACCTGCTTGTCTGTTATTTGCACAACTTTTGCTTCTGTACGCATATTACCCCAATTAGAGACAATTATTTTTGCTAGATGAACGGATGGGCCGGTGATAGGTTTTCCGCCACGAGGGAGGGCGTAACTACATGATTGGGCTGTCTCTTGATTCATGGTAGCCATTACAACAGAGTTGTCTATACTACGTCTTATATCTCGTGGATAACGTTTGGCTGTTGCTACCTGCGAATCTACGTTTGCTCTTTCTACTGCATCAACTTGTACAATTTGTACATCTTGCGCTTCAACGGGAAGCATTTCATAGTTTTCTAAATTCATATCTCATATTATTTAAAGTGGTTTAAATTGCTCCCGGAGTGCCGATCAAAGCAAACCGGGAATAAGTTAAGATAGTTTGCGGATAATCTCACCGCCATACGAGTTTTTAGTCAGTTCTATAAACTCATATACAGTAAACCTATCATTGTCTACATCTATACCTTTGTCCTTACAAAAAGCTTCTCTTCCAGCCTTGCAACTCCCAGTGAGTACATGATGCCATATAAACAAGTCTTTAGCAGAATACTTTTTAGAAAAGTCAGAGAAATGTTCTTTAAACTTAAGGATCCTTTCCTCTTCTGTACTATCATCATAAAGCTTTTCTCGCAAAGATTCAAATGCCTCATGTAGAGTATTACCATGAGAAAATTGATTGTTCTCTTTTGCTATAAAACAGGGAGTAAGAGATAAATCAGACTGAAGGATAAAACCTTTTGCGATATTACCCTTTACATTTGTGATAATAGTAGGTATATTATCTACTACATAAATAGAATTCCCATTTATGGATTTTATGCCATCGCCACAGCCATCGCCATAGCCATAGCCAGAGCCATAGCCAGAGCCATCGCCATAGCCAGAGCCAGAGCCAGAGCCATAGCCATAGCCATCGCCATCGCCATAGCCAGAGCCAGAGCCATAGCCAGAGCCATCGCCAGAGCCAGAGCCAGAGCCAATACTTAGAAACTGCTTTATTCTATCTTCCATTACCTTGCCCATACCGGTACACTTTCAATAGATTTTACAGCTTCATCCGAACACGGGATAATCTCAATCACATCCAGGATCTCTATCTCTGGAACCATAACTGTGAATTTGCATCCATGTGGGTTAGTTGTACCATTAACTGCTAATTGAGATATACTAGCAGCACCATCCCAATACCACAATCTACGACAATTTGCGAGCTTAACCTCACTACCATTTCTTTCTACTAACTCTCCGAAAAATACACCGGAACGATCTCCTCTTACAATTACTTTTTTCATAACTATATATATTATTAAAGTGGTTAATCGAAAATAAAGCGTCTATTTTCACAAACCGACGCTTTCGAAAAATTTAATAAACAAAAAAGATTGTTCCTAGATACCGAACCAACGGACACTAGGATAGTATAGAACATTGTATAACTAAAATACAGGGACTCGCACCCTACGACATCCTGGGGTGTCGGCATTGGGTTAATTAATAAATGAATGGAATATAATTTTATAGCTATTTTACATTGATATACTTATTTAAATCAATCGTAGCCAAAGCTTGTTTAATCTCCAATCTGGAATAGCATACAGGAGAATTTTTACCTATCCCTTTTCTTTTGCCTTTTATTAATCCTTCTGATTCCATTTTGTTTATATATGAAGGATCGATACCAAGAACCTTGAACCATCTAACCAACTCTCTTGTGCTTATATTATCTTTCGTTGGTTCATAAACTTTAATAGCCTTCATGTACCCAACTTGAACCATATCAGCCATAATGTTTTTTAATTGATATAAATCTAGCTCTAGCTTTGTTTTCATAGCTATTGTGTATTACTACATGAATTATAAATTAGTAGTTTCTTACTACATCAATATATCCAGCTTTCCGGTTTGTTAGCACTGAATATAGTGATTGGTCTTTTTCAGTTATTCTATCTATTTTAGCCAATCTATTTAAGTCAGATACACATCTACGAAGTTGTATAACTAATGTATCACTAAAATTGTAACGAATTGAGTCTTCTTTTTTTCTCAATTTCTTTTTTATTTCTGCTCTTTCTTTAATTTCTTTTCTTCCTGCCATAACTATTAAAATTTAAATTATTGACTTGTGGACGTAACTGGATTCGAACCAGTAATAAACCAACTGGACAGGTAATCTCATGCACTGCCACTTTACGCCCGTTTGCCTGTATCACGTCAGATACAGGACTTAATCGAAACACGAATTTTCACACATAAAACAGCTATTCTCCCGAACCGCATACCTATATCACTTTTCTCTCTTTAGTCTCTTTTGGTGTTTTTCCAGGTATATAGAACACAATGCAAATACAGTAAATGAAAGCCAGAAGACAATATTCATTTCGTTTGCAAGCAATACTGTTAATGCAAACGATATTGCCCAAATTGCTAATAGTGGAGTAAGTTTCATAAGATTAATTATTTAATTATTATTGTGAATAAGCCCGGATTCGAACCGGGATTTGCAAGATTTCGTTTGTACGTTTCAATTGTGGTTCTGACTTCCCCGATCGTCTTTCCTGCTTCGAGGCTAGCCAGCCGTATTATCAAACTAAGCGTCTACCAATTCCGCCACTTATCCTTATTAAAAAGTGCACTATCTTCGCAGACCGTACACTATACAACCACACAAATAAAAAATAAAACACTACATAAAAGTGCCCTACCCGATTCTCACTACCGGATGCCAGTTTCAAACTGTCAGTAGGGCTATATTACAATCAGCGTACGGACGCCTATTCCCGTTTTCTTACTGATAAAGACGATGTTTTTCAGACTGATTTTTTCGATATATTACTTACTCACGTTGCTTCCTTCCGCTCATATCATCGCTGGTTGGCTATTACGCTATACTCCGCCTCGGCTATAATGCTTATTAGCGCAGGCTACTTTAACGTGCCCTGAACACGGCTTCATTTTTGAGGGTTAAGCCTCCCATCCCGAATTAGGATTCATCGGTTTACCGTTGTGCTCTGAAAGCGTTTCGCTCGCTTCTTCCGTAGGTCCTAACCTAACAGAGATTCGTAAAATTTTATACTTTCCAAAAAGGAATCTATAATTTCACTTTTAGTTTTATTACTTTTCGCCAATTTCCTAACAGTGGATTCATCATAAGTTTCTAAGTCTTTCACATATTTACGAAGAAAGACTAATTGATTATTTATATATTCTATATCCATAATTACCTCCAAGAACTATCACGATTTATATAATCAGCATGATTTCCGGTAAAGAACGCTTTCAATACATTACCTTCTTTTTTAGGAAACTCCGGCTTATATGACTTCTTTTCCTCTTCAATCTCTCTATATTCTTTTTGTTGTCTCTTTGCCAAGAGCCAAGCCTGTTTCAATGATTCACTCAAAGAAATACGACGATACGCTTTCAAGATGTGAGCGTGTTTCATTATCTCACTGTTATTGAATTTTCCGTTTTCTGTCAAAAATGTAAATGCGTTCATCTTAATGACTTTTAGTTATTACTATTGTTTCTATCAAATTTTATCCTTTTATTTGTATTGGATTGATTTGGTATTGCAAAGATACTAGCTATTTTGGAAAGTACAATAAAATACTAATTAAAATAGTTAGTAAAAACATTATTTAACTATTAGAGTGGATTATACATTATTATATTATGAAACAGAAAGCTACTTTAATGATTAGCATTGCTTCCCTCATTATAAGCATTGCTTCTATTTGCCTGGTAAGTCTTAGATGTGAACCAATGAAAGCGGATTGGTTAGGAATACTTGTGGGTATATTAGCCTTTTGCACTACAATATTAATTGCTATAGTAGGAGGTGGTTTTTATTTTAATCATGAAATAATTAATAAAAAAATAAGAGACTTAGATAATAGATATGCAGACATCGCTTCTGACAGTTTATTTTATAATCATATAAATGATATTCAATTTTTTACATATCATAAATATGGGGAATATTTTAGTTCATTGAACGCCTGTATATCAGCATTAAAGCATAATTGTGATGAAGGTAAAAGAAGAATGTTTATAGAATACATAAATAATATCACAAGATCTTATCATATAGAAATGAATAAAAAGGATATTGTCATAATAATAGATGCTTTAAAAAGAATAAAACATATAGAAGGAATAGAAGAATTAATTGAACAATTTAATCAAATAAGCAAGAAGCTTTCTTAAAATAGTCTATTGCAATTAGTAATACAAAAATAAAATATCCAATAATAAATCCTATTAGAATTGATATATTACGGTTTTGTGATAAACAAGCTACCAAAGTAAATATGAGAATAAAAATACCGAAAAAAAACATAATATAAAGCACATATTCCCAATGCGATTTAATTTTTCTCATAATCAATTTGGATTAGCTGTTATTAATTGAAAATAAAAATATCCGCAATAGGTTGCAGCTACTACGGATACCATATATTAAACCTCTAGCGAGGAAGTTTAACCACTTTGTCTCTGTAACATCTGCAACTTGTTACGATGCAAATATACTAACTAATATGGAAAGTAAAAATTTAAATGAAAAAGATTTGAGCGAATTAACTATTAGATTTTTATCAGAAGTTAATAGAATTGGTATTTCCTTTTATGACATTGCAAAAAAAACGGGTGTCAAAGAATCAATGTTTACTAAAATAAAGAGAGGAATACAAGAACCAAGTAAGAAGTTTCTTAATACGTTCTTTGAATGCTATCCTG